CTACTGCTGTTCCTGTAAAGAAACTATAATTTTATCTAAATTCTCTTTCGTAAATCCATTTAATGGTCCACCACCTGCTTTTAGATAATCTTGATATAATTGATTATAATCATCTAGTGTATAAATTGTATTATTTATATCACTAAAAATTACTGAGGTATCTGATGAACTTATTGTATTGTTATTTAATGGAGTTGTACCAAATCCCATACCCATTTCTGGACCAACTAACTCAGTACCACTTACTTCATTTATAAAGTTATCAAATTTTTTAATCTTCATTATTTTGCTCTATTTTTTCATAATATTCACCTTGTTCTTGTAGGGAATACTTGTTTAATTTTTGATTATAAATTATGTTGTATAAAAATCTATCTTGAAGTTTATATGTTTCATCTCCTTTCATAAATACAGTACAATCATCATCAGTGTGAATATTCTCTATATTTAGAATTTGTAATCCAATTTTACCATCTCTATCACTCAAATCACAAATTACTGACTTACCAGTATCAAGTAAATTTCTAACTCTCTCACAAGTTGTATTCTTAGACAAATACATATGGTCTTTAGGAGTTTCTTCAGATTTATGATTATATAATTCTAAAAATCTTTTTTCCCTATCGGAAAGTGCTTTCTTTTTAGAAATTTTATCTAATATACGATTAGCTTCAATTTCTTTTAAAGATTCACCAAGAATATAGTACTTCAAAGTCTTCTTTAGTCCCATCTCCATATGATTATTTTATTTATTATATATTATTATTTATTATAGTAAAAAATATATAAAATGTTAAAAGGATTAAGTTTTTTAATATATACTTTTATGGATAAGCAGTTATTAGACGCATTAAATAATTTATCAGATTCACTTGAAATGATCTCAAAAGCACTTGAGAAGAAAGAGGGTAGTAATACTACAACTACCAATGCACTTCAAAGTGGTAATTTCTCACAACAACTAACTGAGATTTCAGTTAGTTTAAAGTCTATTAAGTCAGATACTAAAAAGATTTTAGAGAAACAGAATACTATTTTAGAGATGCAAAAGAAGAAAGATTCTGATAAAAAGAATGCTATTGATGAAACTGGTGAAGATCCTAAAAAACAAAGTAATCTTAAAAAAGGTGTAACTACAATACTTTTAATAGCGGTTGCGGTATTGGCAATTGGTTTAGCATTTAAAATAATAGGTAAAGTTGATTTTCTATCAGTTGTCTCACTCGGTTTAGCAATAGTTTTAATATCACACGCATTTCAGAAAGTAGCAGAAGCCAAAATAACTGTAGAACAAGCAATTACTGCTGGTAAGGTTATGGTTATTATGTCTATAGCTATTATGTTATCATCTTGGGTTCTGTCTTTTATAAAACCAATATCATTTGGTCAATCTATAACAGCGATTTTAATCGCAGGTATGTTTACAGTAATTGCGTTTGGAATTAAAAAATTGATATTAGCACTAGGAGAAAATATAGTAACATTAGGTAAGTCTATTCTTTTTCTACCGATTTTATTACCAGCAATTGCATTGGGAATTGCACTATCATCTTGGGTATTGGCATTTGTAAAACCAATATCATTTGCTCAGGCATTTACTGCAATCTTAATAGCAGGTATGTTTACAGTAATTGCATTTGGAATTAAAAAATTGATAAACGCACTAGGTGCCGATATATCAACATTAGGAAAAGCTATTTTATTTTTACCTCTAATATTACCAGCAATTGCATTAGGAATTGCACTATCATCTTGGGTATTACAAATGATAGTTCCGATATCATTTGCACAAGCGATAACAGGTATTTTAATCGCAGCAATGTTTACAGTAATTTCATTTGGGATTAAAAAACTAATAGGTGCATTTAAAGGTTTAGATCCAGCACAGGCAGCAGTTGCTGCAATATTGATGCCATTATTACTTATAGCAATGTCAATGGCAATAGCAAAATCATCAGAATATTTGGGTGAGGTAGTTCCAATAACTTTTGCTAAATTTATTACAGCAATTGGTATATCAATAATATTTGTCGTATTAGCATTTGCTTTAAAACTAATGGCTCCTGCAATTAAAAACATAAAACTGGGAGATGTTGTTGTATTACCTCTATTATTTACTGCATTATCAATTGCAATTATGTTATCTTCTAAAATATTAGCGGAAACTACTCCAATTGACTATGCTCTATTATTTAATATTGTAGTATTCTCTATTGTTTTTGCGATATCCGCAATTGCAATGGGATTTGCCGCTTTTGTACTTGCAAAAATAGGAATTAAGAAGATTATAGAAGGTGGATTATGTATGATTATACTAGCTGGAGTTGTAGCAGTATCATCACTTTTAATTTCAGAAGGTAAATATGATAATTATCCTGGTTGGAAATGGGCACTTGGTACAGGTGCTTCTATATTAGCATTTGGTTTAATTGCCACAGTATTTGGTTTAATAATTGAAACTGGTATTGGTGGAGCAGCACTAGCATTAGGAGCACTTGCTATAGTAGGGATTGCAGCAGTAATAGTTGCCGCTTCTTATATTTTATCAGAAGGTAAATATGCTAACTATCCTGGTTTAGGATGGGCAATGGGTGTTGGTATAAGTTTGACTGCATTTGGTTTAGCAATGGCTGGTTTAGGTAGTGTAATTCTTTTATCGTTTGGATTAGGAATGGCCGCATTAGTTGCAGGTGGTGAAGCTGTTTTATTGATTGCACAAACAATAGTTGATTCGGCCGCAATCTTATCAAAAGGTAATTTTACAGGTGGACCTACATTAGAATGGGCAGGAGGAATTGCTCTTGCATTGGCAGCATTCTCACCGGTTTATGCAATGTTGGCAGCAAATAAAATAATGAGTTTATTTGGTGGTGGAGTTGGTCCAGATGATTTTGCACAAGCGATAAGAACAGTGTCAATGGGTATTGTAGATGCGGCAAACTTTTTTTCAGATCCTAAAGTTAAAAATAGTTTTAAAGGTGGGCCACCTAAAGAGTGGGCAGAGGGAGTTGGTGGTGCTATAGCCGCTTTTGCACCTGTATATGCAGCACTTAGTAGTGGTGGTATGTTTAGTACAAAAGTTACTCCAGAAGATATGAAAGCAGGTATACTAACTATTGTAGATGGTATAATTGCAGCAGCTGATGCGTTTGGTGTAAATAAGTCTAAATTTGATTTATCAAATACACCTTCTGCAGATTGGGGTAAAAATGTTGGAGGAGCTTTACAAGCTTTTGCACCAGTATTTACTTATATGAGTGAAAATAGTGGTTGGTTTACTTCAGGTGCAGATGCCGCAAATGATATGGTATATGGAATTAAATCAGTTGCGAATGCGATAGTTTCAGTCGCAAACAAATTTGGAACAGTTAAAAAAGCTATTTGGAATTCCTATCCACCAAGTACATGGATAACTAACATATCAAAATCGATTAAAAGTTATGTTAAACTTGCAACCGATTTAATGGATGTTGATCCGGTTAGTCTTTTGAACATAAACTTTATTGCGTATTCAATGATATCGACTGCAAAAATAATTCATAATAATAAAAGGTATTTTACCCCTATGAATAATGCGTTTGTTCCAAGTTTAACGAGAAATTTAACTGGATACAAAAGTCTAAGTAATCGTTTAATGAATACAAGTCTATTTGGATTGGCGAAAACTAATTTAGTAGCACTTTCATTAGTGAAGGCGGCAAAAACTATTTGGTCAGGAAGACAATATTTTTCAAAAAATATTGATCCTAACTATATGAAGAATTTATCCAAAAATGTGATGGATTATGCAAAACTAGCAAATTACCTAACCAGTGTTGATAAAAATTCTGGTTTCTTTAGTGGAGTAAAATCATTACTTGGATTAGATCCTATTTCACAGGCAGCCAGAGGTATGATTACTATTGCAGGAGCTTATGATAAGTTAGCAACATCATTGAAGAAGTTTGGTGGTGCACTTTCATCAATAGATGGTAAGAAGGTTGGCCTAATAAGAAATCTAACTGGTAATTTAGCAGTGTTAGCTTCAATGAATAAGGATAATTTAGAAAATATGATGAGAACTCTTGAAGAAAGAGCAAGTGTATTTAGTAAGTTGGTTGAATATGATGGCACGAAAACAAAGCGTCCAGTAGTTGGTGATAAAAAATTAGCACCGACAGCAGCACCTCTCAAAGGTGGTAAATCAAAAATGAATACGAATGACCAACTTGATATGATTATTCAATTATTAAGTAATATAAATCAGACTACTATGACTTTAGATCAACATGTTTCTGGTGCATCTGAAGGTCAGGTACAAACTAAATCTGTTGTAGGTGGTGGAAATAGTGGCGGTGGTGGTAACTGGTTTACTAATTTGTTTTAAAACAAATACCATATAAATACATATAATATAATTATGAACAAAATATCTTTTTTAAAAAAATTAAAACTTTTTCTATCTTATAGAAGAATAGTTAAAGAGAACAAAGTAGATCTTGAGAAAAACTTAAATATAAGAGTCGATAATGCTTATCGATTATATACTGTTTTAAATGTTCCTGAAGAGCTTGTTGGTGAAGCTTATTCACTAAAAAAAACAGATATTGATAGAATATCAGAAACTTATATTAGAGAATATAGTGCAGAAGTTGCGAGATTCCTAAATTCGAAAGGATTAGTTGAACTTTTTAGATCATATGAGATTAAAAAAGTTGACAAATATTCTTATCTAATTGTAATTGGATTCTCACTACTTGAGACACCTAAACTTTATAATAGTCTTTATTATAAATTTATTCCTGCCTTAACAATATTAGGTATCATATCTTACTTTTTACTTAAAAATTAGTAAACTTTCTTTTATATTTCTTTATAATATAAAAATATAAAATATAATATGGATAATTTTTATGAGCTATCGGAAGATACAATAAATGATTTTTTTGATGTTTTTAATAAAAAAACATTTCCGGTAAAAATAGAATTTGAATTTATCGGAGTTAAAAAACAAAAACAACTTATTAAAATCTCTAAAATTGCAGATGACTACGCATTTGTTCTTAAAAAGGATTTAAAAATTACTATCAATGAAGATTTAATGGATGCCTTTGATGAGGAATCAAGAACTATCTTAATTGAACAAGAAATTGATAAAATCAACATGAATTTAGAAAGTGGAAAGATTAAGTTAGTAGGAACTGACTTTAATACATTTTCATCAATTGTAGTAAAATATGGTGTTGAAAAGGTTAGTAGAGCCAATCAGGTGGAAACTTTATTTGCAGAGCAAAAAGAGGATAAAGATAACGATTTTATCGTATAAAAATAATTAAAAAAGTATGTCAGATATACAAACAAACGTAATTAAACCAAGTGTTATTTTTACAGAAAATGATATAGATTATAAAAATATTGGAGAAGGTTTTGAATCTAATCTAGATAATAAATATCAAGCAATATTAGACTTTATCAAAAATAATAATGGTAAAGGGAAAACCGAATTAGAAAAAGACAGTCTTTATAAAAGTGCTCAAGAACTTTGTATCAATTATACAAACGCATTAAAATCAACTAAGTATAACTTTAACTTAAATAGAGTTCAATGGAAATTTTTAAGTGATTTAATTCAAAGCAAATTAGAATATGATGTAAATACTATATTCTTAGCAATTGAACTAACAGAAATACTAGGAACTATGAGAGCAGATAAATTTACAAATGATACAGACTCTATTCCATTCTTAGTAGATGCAACAGAGATAACATATATCTACCATTTAATTGCAGAACATAAAGTTAAAGGTCTTACAAAAGATACTTATACATTTTCTGAAATTCTTAAAAGAATTGGTGCAGTTAGTAAAGTTTTTAACTATTATGATACTATTGGTAAGAATGTTTCAACAGATGTCTTAGACTGGGTTGCTTGTTTTGAAGAAGGAGTTACTCAAGATGTTAAAAGTAATCAAACAGAAATTGAATTTGAAGAAGTAAAGTAGTAATCAAAAAATAAAAACCCTTAGATTTTATCTAAGGGTTTTCTTCTATAATCTGTGAAGATAATTGTGTAAATATACGTCTTGGTCGTCTTGGTGGTGTAGTATTGATTATAATAGGAACAAATGGTCCTATTGTTTCAATAGGTTTATAAGGCTCTACTAAATCTTTTAATCCTCTTATTTCATAATTATTTTTATCATTATAAATACAACCATATCCATTATCAGATACTACCTCTACTGCTACAAATGGATCAATATTTGAGTCTAATGTAAAATTGAATGGCAATAAGTCATTTCCTTGTCTAAATTCCGAAATGGTTTGAACTGGATCCCAATCCATTTCCTTCCACTCTGTCACTTTGTTCCAAATAAAAGTTTCAGTTTGAATATTAGTAGTAAAATCAGAATATGGTGTAGTAGTTGATTGGGTTGGACTCAATAAAACATAAATATCTCTATTATATTCAACTAAACTTGTTTCCGAGTATGACTGGTTAGATATCCATTTAGTAACATTTTCATACTTTCTAGGAGAGTTTACTTTATTAGTAAGATTCACTAACATGTTAAACTCTACTCTTTGATAAACTGATTCATATAACTTACCATAATAAGTTACTCTGTCACCAAAATCATAACTAACAAACGGTGCCCATTCTTTATATGTTTTATAAGTTCTAATTTTAATAGTAAAGTAGTCTGGTAAATTTAGTGTCTTACCATTAAAAGGTTTTGGTGGTACAACTAAACCAGTTTTGGTTTTATCTGCACCAACATCTGGAATAATTGAATAAAAATCTAATACACAGTTATACACCGTAGAACCACTATTTACAGGCATAAGATAAGCTTCATTTAATTTAGATGTAATCGGTGTCATATTATCATAAATATTTACTATTCTAGTATCTTGTAATTTATGTTGTATTTGAGTTCCTCCAGTAAAGTAAGCATTACCAGTAATATCAAGTATCTTATGTGTTAGAGGGATAATATTTTTCTTTAACCAGTATTTCAATCCTTGAAGTTTTATAATAACCTCATCTAATGTATAGTTTAAAGTATTATTACCTTCTTTATCAGTAATAAAATAAGTTAAATTAAATAAATTGGTATCCTCAAAGTTATCATTTGGCATCGTATGTTTAATAAAGTCATTCTCAGTCCAACCTTCAACACTATTATCAAAAATATCAGGAATCTCAACTTTAAATAACTTTAAAAAATTAGCAGAGTTGGTATCAATATTTCTATAGTATTCATTTAATTCCAAGTCATTATAACCAAAGAAGTTTATAGCATTTATAATTGATTTATAAGATCCAATATAAGGATATATCAAATGTTTCATCATCAACATTTCCTTTCTCTTCATATTCAAATAAACCCAGTCAATACCACCTTCTTCAATATCATATTGTTTAAATATAAATACATCTTCTGGTGAAATTAGTTTACCAACATTACCTAATTCAATCTTGTGTCTAATATCTTCTTCTTCTGTCTGACCATAAGTAAAAAATCTACCTATTTCCTTATCAATAACTTTAATACCAAAACTTAAATAAAGTAAATCATTTGCAGTTGGATGATTAACAGTTGTTGATTCTAGTTCTATAATATCGGTTGATAAATTAAAGAAATCTACTATTAAAGATTTTGAATAAACCTCTCTAATTTTAAGTAAAGTACCATTATTATATGATATATACTGATTTATATGACTAGTCTTATCTTTAATATAGATTACAATATGCTGACCTGGTTTTAAACCTTTATCAGTAAAATACTCAGTTGAGTATGTACTAAGAGATATTAAACCTCTTTTATCAGGACCATTTATATCCAATGTTTGTAAAATTACTTCTGTATCTTCTTTAGTTTCAATAGTAAAGTTTATATCCTCTCTTTTATACAATTGTAGTATAGAACGAAGAGCTCCTTCATTTTGTGATTGAAATCCAACAAATAGTTGAAGTGGTTCTACAGAAGTAGAAATGTCAACCTCATCATCAATATAACTTAATGAATAATCAATTCTATCAAAAATTGTTTGTTGATATTCAGATACAGAAACCTTAGATAAATCAGTATTAGAATTTCTATTTAAAACAATATTATTTAAAGGAGTTGGTCCAACATATGAATATGATCCAGTTGTTGTTCGAGATAATTGATCACCATAAAAATCATATAGAAAGAATTGTGGTACATTATCCGAAAACCATTTCCAATAATATTCTACTCGATAATCATCTGTGAAGTTTTCTCTAGGTCTTCTAAAATAATCTCTAGTTTTTAACCACATATCATCTCTTTCCTCAAAATTAGGATCCAAAGTACCATATACATTATCATTAATATAACTTGCTGTACCAACCACTATCGTTCCATCGTTATTCAGACCTACTTCTATTTCAACTATTTGATTAAATGATGGTTGTAATACCCACATAGATTTTCTATCAGGGTTATAAATTATTTTTGTTGTTGGTGCGGCAAGTGAATTCGAGTAAACCAACTGTTGTGTTATCGAATCTATAACAATCACTGAGTTTCCGCTTTGTGATGATATATAAATCGCACCATCATATTGATTCAATGCCATATATCCATAGTTTGCAATATCGGTTTGTTTTAAAATATTACCATCTAATCCTAATTTTGCTACTTCAAAAGAAGAGTCTGATATATTCATATCACCAGTTAAATTATTAAAAATAATATCATTAAATAACTGAGTTGTAATTGATAGAGATACAAGTATTCCATTATCAATTTTATACAGGTTTGTAGAATCGTAAACAAACATAGACTCATTTGCAGGTTCATATAATATATAATCAATAACTCCAGGTAGATTATAGATTACCTGTATTTGTCTTGCATTACCATCAATTCTTAAAATATTATCAACCGTAACAACATAAATATCATTCTCAAATTCATTATAAGCCATTCTACCAGTACTACCAAAAGTAGAAATAATGGTATAATCTTGAACTGAGTTAAATGTTGTAGATTTAAAGATGTGTACCTCGGATAAGTTACTATAAGTAATATAAACATCACCACTATCAGGATTTACTAATAAGTCTGCCACATCATTAGCTAAAGAAAATGATGTAAGTAAATAATTTGTAGATGGATCAACAATATAAACTTTATTTAAGGATAAACAATAAATATAATTATTTATAGGGTTAAATTCCATTTTAATACTAGTAACATTACCTGGTAAAGTAATTGTCGTAATATATGTTCCACTGTATGAGTCATGTACAACTAAATCATCACCTAAAGAAAGTATAGTCTCTGATAGTTGTATATACTTAATATCAACTAAATTAGTAGTTGATTCATATTCAGTAACAGCATAAGTATTAGGATAAAAGTTTATATTAAATTGTGTATCACTAAACTGATACTGATTAAACTGACCGCCACCAGTAGAACTAATAGGATCACATTCTGTTTGTCCAAATCCTAAATTAAATGCAATAGTAACAAATGGAGATTTATTACAAATTATATTGTTATAATCCCAGAAAGGACCTTGATAACTTAAATTTAATACATGTGGATCTAAGAACTCAATAGCAAACTCTTGATTCATCCAAGGCCAGTATGTATTATTAAGTGAAAATACCATACCAGTGGCGAATCCTTCCTGTTCAAATGATAATGATGATGATGCGGATAAAATAACTTCATTAGAAGCAACTAAAGTGCCTTGATTACCTTTTATCTTTTTTGTTATTTTATAATCATTTAAACCAGGTAGATTTACTTTACCTGTTGTAATAGTATAATCAAATGCAACATCAGTTTGTTTAATATCAAACTTTAAAACACTATTTATATTAGTAATAAGAAATCCATACTCTTTTAAATCATTTGAATACAAATCACACCAACTTTTTAAAGTTTTAGGAATGTCAGCTTTTCTTTGTAAATCTCTGTCGTCAACCTCAAATATAATAGATGATGTACCACTACTATTACCAAATTCTAAACTAAATGTTGCACCTATTGAATAACCAATATTACCAACTGATGAAAGTACAATTGATGATACCTTTCCATCAACACCAACAGATATATTTGCAGTATCACCGGTACTAAATATTGTACTGTATGTCCCTGCAGTTGCACCAATAATTTCACTATTAAGTGGTAGTAAATTAGCATTTATATCTAATACATAAAAGTTTGATGTTTGGATGATATTATCTTTATTATTTATCTTTATATTTAAAGAAGGTCCCAAATCATTAAAAAGTACTCTTGAATGTTCAATAAAATAATTCGCAGTAGTTCCAACTAATACAGAACTAACATCAATTGGTACATTAGGATATTCAGTTTTAATAACTATTGAATTAAAAAATACTGAGCTAATAGGTCCACCTGCAACATATGTATAGTCCAACTCAGCGTTGATACCAAGTTTATATAAACTAATATAATTTCTCGTTATCCAATTTCTAAGAGTTCTATCAATTGTTCTTGGTAAGTCTAAACCAATTCCAGTATAAACATAAGATATTTGCTCTTCATAAACCATTTTGTTTATAATTATCTTTAAACCATACTCATCTAAATCAGTAAAAACTATATTGTATTTAAAGTTCTCTGAGTAATCATAATTAAATTCAGGTTTAAGAGTCTCATTTACCTCAATAAGTCTCTCAAATGACCTATATTCACTTCCTATCGAGTATGTTGGTCCAACCTGTGTATGATAGAAATTAACAACCGCATATCTACTTGGATAAACTAAATCTGCCTTTAAATAACCCTTATCATAATAAAGATCAACATTAAATATATCTAAATCAGTTTTATATTTCTCTGCCGCGGCAGCCATTGTTACATAACTAGATTGAGTAAAACCATAATCGTAGTAGTACTTTTCTTTTGTTAGATATATCTGTGCAAATAATAATGATTCATTCACTGTCGATTCATTTACTCTAATAAATGTTGGATTTGACCAGTGAGTATTATCATTAGAAGGATTTATAAACCTAGTTGTCTCATCCGCGTGACTATGAGTATAAGCTTGAACACACTGATATAGTTTACCATCAAAAGTAACTTGATCATCTAAATTATAAAACTTTATATTATTATTTGAAGTAAAGTCATAAGTATCTGCAGTTGTAAAGAAGTTTTCATTTGTTACAGAACCAACTACCTTAAATTCTTGTCTAGACTTTAACATAGTTGGATAGTATATATAGTTAGTTACTAATATTTTACTATCTGCTGTTATTTCTAAACCACCATCATATAACTTTGGCAAATCTGTTCCTAAAACAACCTCAATAATTAAATCAGAGTTTGTCGGTAGTAAAGCAGGACTAGTTAAATATTCAAAGTGTATAATATCTGTTATCTCTGGACCCTTTATAGTATAAATACCATCATTTATATTACTATTTACTACATTTAACTTTTTACCTCTATAAACTTTATCATAAAAGTTTTGTTCATTCCAAACTGATAAGTTATTTACATAATTTGTATCAATATAGTTATAAATACCAACTGCATTTATACCAGATATTGTTTTACCAACATATAGATTAGTATTAGAATAATCTCCATAATAATTACTTTCAAAGGTAGAGTTATCAACTGTTGATATAATTAAAATTGCTCCCTTTTTTGTACCAACAACAACAAATGTTTGATCTGGATTAGTAAATTCTAATAATGTTTGATTAAATATAATCAAAGTTCCTACTGGAAATGTTGATTCAAAGTTACTACCATATATCCATTTAGAATAGAAGTCAGGATCATTATTTACTGGCTCTATCTTAGTTATCTGTTTGTTTAATGAGTTTGTACATCCATAAAAATGAAATCCATACTCATTAAATAACTGAAATTTATTAGTTCCTAATTCACCTGGTGACTCAAATTCAAATGATGGTATTCTCTCCAATGTATAAAGAGCATATGTTTTAAAAGTATCTGTTGAATTCTCATCAAAAAGAATATCTCCTTGAAATAATTGAGTTGTTTCATCATATCTGAAGTTTAGAGCATCTCCCTGTTTATTAAAGAAATATAAGTTTTCGTGACTTGACATTAAGTTTATTAAGTTTTGATTATATATTAAATTTTGAGTTCTTGATATTTAATATATAATAAAAATTATTTTACTAAAATGAAATACCTAAAGATATTTGAGGATTTTACATCTGATACTGGTCTGAATACCTCTTGGGCAGATAACGATGGAAACAAAATAACAATAACTGATGTTATTGAATACCTAGATGAAAAAGGAATACCAGTTGAAGAACTAGAAACAGAATTACTTAAAGATATTATTATAGATGTTGAGAGGGATCCAAATAGAGTAGATAGTGCAGATTTAGAATTTCCAATACTAGTTTCTAGAAGAAATGGTAAGTTTACAATGGTTCTAGATGGTCAACATAGAGTAGCAAAATGTCTTAAAAATGGTATCAAAACTATAAATGCAAGAGTTTTAGAATTAGACAATGCACCTGAAAAATTTAAAAAAATGTTTAAATAATATGAAATACTTAAAACTATTTGAATCTTTTTCTGGTAGAATATCAGAAAATCTACAATACCACATTGATAATAATAAACCTATTGTTGAAAATGTGTTTAGACCTGGTTCTAATCAATACTTTAATCTAATCAAAGAAGCAAGACAATTATTTGATAACAATCAAATTGAATTATCAGACTTAGATACTGAATTATTTGAATCAACTGATATAGGTAGATTTGCTGAGTATGAAGGAGTTTCAGTTCCTTTAGATTTACCAATGGAGACTATACATGAATTAAATGAAGCAGAATACCAAGGTAAAGAAGTAGAGTTAAATAAACCTATGAGAGGTGGTGCTAAGAAATATCACGTTTTTGTTAAAAATCCTAAAACTGGTAATGTTAAAAAGATTTCATTTGGTGATGTTCATGGTGGTTTAACTGCCAAAGTAAGTGATCCTAAAGCAAGAAAATCATTTGCAGCAAGACATAAATGCCATTTGAAAAAAGATAAAACTACAGCGGGGTACTGGGCGTGTCGGATTAACAAATATTCTCATATTTTTGGAAAGTCTTATCCAGGCTTTTGGTAATGAATTCTTTATGATAAAAGAAAATAAATAATATGAGATATTTAAAAGAATATAAAATATTTGAATCTGCTAACAAAAAGTTTATCAATGATTTTTTGTTTGATTTTGGTATGTTGATAACAATGGGATTTTCACAAATAACTAAAATGGGTGTTGATCAAACCGCAACTGATGAATTGAGTTCTATGATGAAAAGACTTAGAGAGCCTCTTATAAATGGAAAAACATATGCTGAACTAATTGATAATCTTAGTTTATTATATAATAATCCTAAAATGTTATCTACATTTATAGGTCAGATAAGAGAACTTTTATTATATATTGAACCAAGAGTTAAAAACTATGTGAAAGATTGTGATGTGAAAGATAATTGGTTAGACAAAATTGATAAATTCAAAGAAAGATATAAAGAAATAGTAAGCTAATGTTACCGTTTAAAGAAGAAATAGTATCCGATAATGTATTTATCAGAGAGTTTAAACAAGATACTGACTCTGGAGATTACGTTTGGCATCGTGATAGAGAAGATAGAATAATTGAATCTATTGGAGAAACAGATTGGCAAATACAATTAGATGATGAATTACCAAAAGTTATTCAAGGTGAAGTTTTTATACCAATGGGAATTTATCACAGAGTTATAAAAGGAACTGGAGACTTAAAAATAAGATTACAGAAATTATGAGATATTTAAAACCTTATGAATCTTTTTTAGAAAGTAAAGAGGAAAATAAAGAAGAAACTAAAGGTATTCTTTACCAACTTTCTAATGAAGGAAATAAAACACTTATACTACTACCAGGAGCAGGTAAAGATGGTGGTCAAGGTGATGATGATTTCCAAGCATTGGCTGACGATCCTGGTAATGATTTCTCCGTATATACTGCAAATTTTATCAATGAGTTTAATGTGAGAGACTATGCCAACAAAATTGCAAAGGAGATAGAGGCTGATCCCAATATTAAGACGTGCGCAGTAGGTGGATTCTCTATAGGTGGTGCAATTGCTTGGCACTTAGCAAGTGCTTTGTCGGGATCAAAAAAGTTCAATAACCAATTATTCTTTATAGATAGCGGTATCCCTGATTCCACAGAAGAGTTTGCAATAGGTATAGTTAAAGGTAATACACCAAGAGCAGCTATGGCAACTCCGATGGGAGTGATTAGTAAAGCTAGATTGGGTGTAAATTCCACGGAAGAAGAAGAAAAATCCATTAAAAGAATATACACAGAAAAAGAGTTGGTTGATTTCAGAAAAGCAAATAAAGGAAACTATATAGAATATTTGGGTAAAGATTTTCCACCAGATAATACTAAATTAGATGCAGCGGCCAAAGTTATAAATGAGAAAACTCCAGATGAAGTTTATATAATTGAAGATAAGTATGACACTACTAACTTCAAAGAAAGATATAGTGTTATGCCAAAAGAAGTAGAAAGTATGACGTTTAAAGAAGGTGATGTTATCAATCTTATAAATTTTGTTGAACAAGACACATTAAAGAAGCTTGGACTGGGTAGGGAAACAACACCAATAGAGATCTCTGAACTAAAAATGGACGGCACAAAAAAAACAGGTAAAGGAAGATTACCTAAATTGGAAGGTGTTGAAGTAATTTCTTTACTGGCTGGTAATAAAGAGGGCAAAGCTAAGCCGAAAGAAGATATAGCATCAATTGAAAAAGAAGTTACTGAATGTACTACAGGTAAAGCAACGTCAATTATCATACCTGGTACAGAACATGGTAATATAACTAAGTCAAAGGAACTGGCAAACAAGATAAAGAGTAATTACAAAAACCCTATATAATAGGGTTTTTGTAATTTAACTCGTGATTAAATCTCTTACTTATAAATTCATTTAATTTTATACATTTCTCAAACTGCTCTTGTTGCTCAAGTTCTCTTACAATTCCTTCTAAATAATCTTTTGTATAAACTTTTAAATTACGGTTATATAATATACCATTTGTAATTCTTTCAAATACGTTTTCTGCCCTCATTTTAATCTTTTTTAGAACTATAGTTCTCATTATAAATTCTAATAACCTCATCATATTCAGTTACTACTCCTTCTCTAAAAGTATCATTATCATACTTTTGTTTGTTTATATACTCTTTTATATAATCCGAATAATCAAGTTGTATAGAAATATCTAATTTTTCTTCATCAAATTCTTCATCAGGTGTTGTATCAACAGATTCGTCAACCTTAGTAACTATATCATCAATATAATCAACAGAAGAAAATCCACTGTTTTCTAATAAAACTTCTAACTTTCTTCTTAACTTTCTATTACTAATAAGTAAGTTATTTGAAATAGATAAATCGATATAATCTTTTGAATTTCTTAAAGCATCTAACCCATCAACATCAGTTTCTGAAATAACATTATATTTTCTGAATACTGGAGAAAATGTATTTGGAATAAAACTTACTTCATCATTAGATAAATCTAATATTGTTATTCCCTTTTGATCACCATAATCATTTCTGTCCATTTGATATAAAGACCCTATAAACGTGAAATTTTTATTATGTTGCAAAAGGTGAATATGGCCAGAGAAAGCTCTCTTATACGACTTAAAATCTTCTACATCAATCTTATCAGCATTTCTGTGAGCAACTGAATTAAGGTGCATTTTACATCCATTTAAGTCAGAGTGACACATTAGATAATCACCTTGATTAGATCTAATTTCATTGACCATATCTAAACGTTTTTCAACCCAAGGCATTAAAACAATTCTTTGACCACCTAATTGTAAGATTGTTGTTTCTTCATATACAGTAATGTTATCGATATAACCATATAATCTAACAGAGTTTACTTCATTAGATCCTTTATTCCACAGATCATGATTTCCAACCATTATATGAACAGGAAGAATTTTAGCTAGTTCTCTAAGTATTTTTTCTACTTTATTCAAAACAATAATAGGTAAACTAGTTCTATTATCAAATAGATCACCAAGATGTATTAAAACATCACCTTCTTTTACATTTTCTTTTAAGTAAGGTATAACAAACTCATAAAACGTTGACTCCATCATATTCAACCACTTATCTAAATTATTAAGATAAATACCGAAATGTGTATCAGTTATCATAAAAACTCTCATCAATAAAAATTCTTTTTTATTTATATGATATTTATCTACAAAGTTAGAAAAAAAACGTTTTTTTATTATAATATATAGAGATAGAGAATACAGAAAAGTAAATATATAATTTAATAATTTGTTATTCAAGTTAAACAAAAAATAATAAAAAAGCATATGCCATTACCTCATTTTACCCAACTACAAGGAGTAGGCTCACCTGGAGGACCAGGAACTCTTCCTGACGAAGTAGTATATTTAAACTTATTTGAGATAACATTTATATTACCTGTTATCTTACAAGCACAAGGTAGAGATCCGATCTTGTTATTACAAAATGCAACTAAGATCGATCTTAACTTAACAGAATTTGATATAACTTCTAAACAACAGAGATTCAAATACTCTACAAGAGAGTTTCTTTCAACTCCTACAAAAACTTCGGGTGAGATTGTTATTCCTATTCAGGTTAATGTTAATCAACAGGGTTCTTTGGAGAACTGGAATACTATGAAAGCTTGGTATGACTTAGCATTCAACTCTCAAAATGGAGCACTTCACTATAAAAGTGATTTGATTGGTACTATTATTGTAAATCAACATGATAAAAAAGGAGTTGTTTTGAGAAGAGTTACCTTTCAAAACTGTCAATTATATAAACTAACAGGATATTCACTTGATTGGAGTTCAAATAATATCATAGATAACGTTAGTGGTACTTTCACATATGATTACTTCATTGATGAGTATATTGATAACAACTTTACAATCAACCCACCGTTGGTTTCTGGTTACTAATATCATCTTATATTAAAATAAAAAAATCCATCAATTTGATGGATTTTTTATTTTTATCTATTTTAGAATTTAGGCATTTGCATATTTCCTGTCATACTTTGAGCACTTTTCATCATTGATCCAGTATCTGGCATTGAACCTCTTTGACCCTCTTCTTCTTTTTTCTGGTTTTTGTCTTCTTCTTCAAGAATTTCATTAACTAATTTAATGTTTTCTTCAAGCATCCAAAAAGGCCATTCATCCATTGCTGCTTCCTGAGTATGGAAATGTTTTTGAAGTAATAATTTATTCTTTAATATATGCTTCAAAGGCATCATGAATAACGAAAATACCTGACGTTCCGTTGGGAAACTGCATTTCTGTGGTAACCTCCTCACCACACGTACAAGCCTTACCAAGTTTTTCAATACCGAAAGTCATTTTACCTATAGCGGCATTTAAAAACTGAAATGAAATATCATCCATTTCTTGAAATTCTTTTAATTTTGCTTTAATTCCATCATAAGTAATACTTGATCTACCATTTAACATAAATGGAATAATTTTTAAGAAAGATAAATTAGGAGTACTTTTCTCATTATTTTCTTTAATGATATAATCAGTAAAAGCTTTTTGTAATCCAATGTTTGGAGGAGTTATTTCAAACTGACCACCGTTTATTGTTTTAAATGAGAATGAACTTGATGCAGGTGAATAAAATTTATCCAATTTCTCATCAATTTTATGGAATCTAAAGTTATCTCTTTTTAATTCTATTGCTAATTCTTCACCACAGGTACATTTTGCATTTACGGTCAATGAGTTACCTTGCTGAAATGTTAGTTCTCTAATTAAGAAAATTAAATAAATTCTATCTTGATCTTTCACTTCTAAAAAAGAACCTACTCTACCATCAGTATATTTAATACGAACACATGCTTGTAACATATCATTCATTTTTTCAACTACATCATAGAAGTTATTATCATCCACCATTGAGTAAGCTTGAATTTCTCTAACTTGTGCAGGTCTAACCATAAACATAGTTCCAATTGGATAGAATTTTCCACAAGGAAAGTCTCTAACATCAAAGCTAAAATATTGTAGATCACTAGTTCTTGTACTTTCAAGTACTGGTTCAGTGATAGTATCATCAAATGAACTTGGTGTATTACTTTTTTTATTAGTGTCTATATCACCTAAATGTCTTTTTAGGTAATCTTCTTCACTCATATCTTTCTTATTATCTGGCATAATTTAATTATTATTTTTTATTTATATATTGATACAATCAATGTCTCTATTATATTAAATAATAACTAATTGGTTTAAAATAAAAAACCCTTAGATTTCTCTAAGGGTTTTAATATTTATTTAAGTGATTATGCGTTTTGGAATCCTCCAGCTGCAATAGCACCAGTTCTTAAAATTGTAACATTGTTTACAATGATACCCATACCTTTAATTGGTTCTACATAAGTATCAAGAACTCCAATTTGACTATCAATAATATCAGATGTATTATTCTCGTCATCCATTTTGTTGAAGTAGTTATATAAACCATTTCTGTTTACATAAGTTTCACAAATAACGTCAGCTCTTAATTTAATTTCAGCTCTAACATCAGGAGTATTGAATTTCCATTGGTAATCAAGTAACATTGAAGAAAGTTCTCTTTCTAACTCAACTAAAACTTCTCTCACGTGGATTAAAGATAATGCTGATTTATAAAGTGTTAAAGCAGTATTTTCTGTCTCAATCACAAATCCTCTATTTCTTTTGAATACAATTGGATTCATTTGTGCTTGGTTTAAGAATTCAATATCTGTTGGATCAAATTCGTGTTCAACACCCGCAATATTTGTAATTCTACCATTTGTAACACCAGCCGCAATTGTCCAAGGAGTAACTGAACTTACATTAGAAATATGTTTTCTCATAAAAGTAGTTGCTACATAAGATGCCGGTGGGAAATCTAATGGTCTACCATTGTCATTTACTGTTAAGTAAGGTGTGAAATAACCAACTGTAGAAACACCAGTTCCATCACCGAATGAGTAAAGGAATGCAGGATTACTTTCTGGGTCACCACCTTTAGCAATAAACTCAACTTGTAAAGTACCTTCATTGTTTACGAAACTAGGAGATGAAGAGTTTTTGAATGATTTTAATGATGGCATATTTATGAAACCAAATACATTTAATCTTTCACCACAAATATCTACTAATTGTTGCTTTGATCTTTCAGTCAAACCTAGACCAAATGAATCTATTAAATATCTAAAGTCAAATGCTTCTTTATTGATTAAAGCTTTGAATAATGGAGTTCCTTTAGCAACCAAGTTTAAAACTTGATTTTGTCTAGTTTCAGTACCATCTGGTAAAGAAGCTTGTCTAATTCTAAATCCTTTCATCGCAATACCTTTGTAAGTTGTTGAATATTGATCAACAGTTGAATATCTTGTTGTTTGGTAATCTACAGTACCCGCATCATTAGTATATGGAGTTTTTAATATTTTTGCATCACAAGTAATTTCAGATAAACTAGTATTACCAGCATATTGTCTTTTACTTAAAACTCTTGTAAGATTTCTTTGTTGAGTTTGACCAATTGCCAATTCAACATTTTCATTATCTGCTAATAAGAAATCACCAACTTTTAATTCAGTATATCTTGAACCATTTACTAAAATCTTATTAGGAACTTCAACATATCCAGATGGTGTTTCAATTTCAATAGTTTGTTTTAAGTTACTTAATTCTGACTGTATATTAAATGTAAAATTAGTTTCTATATCAATATTTTCTGTTGATTCTAAAGTTTTTTCTGTAAAGTCTACTTCTAAAGTACCATCTAAATTTAGAAGCATTTTTAAATAATGTTTATCTAAATTATTATAAACCATAGTAACATCCGATACTTGTTCAAACGTAACATTCTCAGATACAGTATACGCAAAGAAATTATTACTTGCAGTAAATCCTAATGCCTGTGCCAATTCAACTGCACTATCTTCTGGATGAACAGTGTTTTGAACTACTGTAAATACACCAGTATTACTCTCAGATTGAGGGAATGAAATTTCTTCCAATTGACCTAAATCTAAAGCAGCCTCTGCTTGAACACCAGTAAGTCCAGTTACTTCAAAAACAATATAGTTATATCCTGCATAATCTCCAGTAACACCAGATGTTACAGTTATATTAGTTGGACTTGGAGAAGCTTCACCATTTACAAAAGTAACATTTACTTTTAAGACATTACCATCATTATCAATAAAATCATTAACAATTCCATCAGATCCCGCAAGTAATCTATTATCATAGAAGTAGTCACCAGTATTGATCAAACCATTAAAGTATTTTTCATAGAATGTAGAATATTTAGCAACAACACCTTGTACTGGAGTAGCACTGATATTAGTAGTAAGTAATCCATCAGTACCTAGTATAAACTCATTATCTTCTTTATAGAAAATCAATCTACCTTCACCTGCTATGTAAGACACATCAGATAAACCAGTTTTAAGTACAAAAGATTTGTTTTGAGATGTTGAAGTAACTATATTTGTTACAGTCATATCTGCTAGACTTTTCTTAGTTCTATTTCCAGTTATATCTTCACTCACAATCATAGTAGCTCTATCTTTATAAGAACTATTGATGAAAGATAAAATTGTATTAAAAATTTTTATTTTTCTATATTGATTATAGTTTTTAGAAGCTGCCGCAGCATTTGTTCCCCAGAAAACTAATTGAACATCACCTTGTGTATAACCAGGAGTATTACTTAAATCATAAACATAATAGTCATGAACTGTTGAGTTTGTACCGAATCCAAGGTCATTAGAAACACCATCAGTAAGATAAACACCATCAACATATTCAGGAACAACAAAATCAAATATACCACCTGATGTACTTATTGCAACCGGTGAAAAGTCTATAGATGATTCAATAAATCCACCTTGAAAAATATCAACTGTTAAATAACCTAAAACTATATCACTTGCACCAACTGATGGATTGTTACCAGCAGAATAACTACTAACACTTGAAATAACTCCACTTGAGTTAAGAGTAAATGCAGTTGTATAACTTGCAGTTGCATTACTATAAGGATAGTTTACCGATCTCAATGTAGTTGATACAGTACCACCTACAACTGTAACATATTGTCCACCTATAATACAGAATGGTTCAAATTGTGAATTATCTGCTAAATATTTAACATTTATTGTTGATGAAGTACCAGATCCTGCATAAGTATATCCAGAACCAGGTTGACCACCTTCTAAAACACTAACGTGTAATACAGCACCTTCTGTAAACCAAGCAGTTCTATTTTTACCACCGGTAACTACACCAGATTGAGCAGGATCACCATAAGCGTGACCCATTTGATCAATGTATGAGTAAGTACCAAATAAAGCAACAACATTTCCAGGTAAATCCAATGGAACTTGTGCAAATTCTACTGACTCTACAATAGTTTCTTTATAAGATAAGAAATCAATAGTTTTTTTCTCAGAACCAACTAAAGTACCACCTATAAGGTCAACTAAACCAGTATAGAAGTCTTGTTCTACTAAGTCTGCATTAAATGCACAGTATAAACCTGTTGAATCAGTATCTCTATTTATTGTTGTTTCGATAAATATATTTTTACCGTTTAAATCTCTAAAATATGGAATCAATGACAAACCTTCATAATAAGCTAATAAAGTCATATTTCTATCATTTGCAAAATTTCTTAATTGACCTTTAATTAAACCATCTGCATTAAAATATTGACCCCATCTGTTATCAACCGCCAATTCTTTGTAATTAGACCAATCACCACCTACAACTATAACATCAACCATATAGTCAGATGCATAATCTACAGTACTTACATAAGCAGGCATTTTTTCAATAGAACCATACCATTCTAATAAAGTTCTATCAAATCCAGATACAGCAGTTTTTACTACAAAAACTGTAATATATCTATCGGATAAGTTAGTAAAACTTAATGCTCTATCAGAGTATCCAGTATTAGGTTTTGTTAAATTTATAAATGATTCAGTATCTTTTTTCCAGAAACCAGTTGTATCAAAGAATCTTCTATAAGGTCCTTCTCTCTTAATATCATTAGTTTTTAATGCAGAAGAAGACAAAGATTTATATTCAATAACATCTAATGTATCATCAGTTATCATTAAGTTCATTGCATAGACAGGACTTGTTTCTAGCATTTTAGAAACCGTTCTGTGAAAAAATGAACCTTTTCTTTCCAAGTTTCTATCCAACTGACCAAAAACTGTTTCTAAGTCATTTACAGTTGTTAGTCTAATCGGTGTATTAACAGGTCCTTTTTTAGAAACTCCCATCACAAGGTTAGTTATTCCTTCTACAGTAGCTGTACTGAATACAGACTTGTCAATTTCTTCGATGAAGATACCAGGTCTTTTGTATTTTCCAATTTGAATTGCCATATTTTTTATTTTAATTTTTTGTATAATGTATATATTAAAAGAAAAAAATCATATTTTCTCTATTTTTGATTAACATTAGATATTTTTTTGATATATTCGGTCATATCTGAACCTGTCTTGTTGATTTTAGTAGTATGTTCTGTGAAACTTTTATTATAATCATTCTGTATTTGTGTCAATTTAGGAGTTCGATCCATAATTCTTTTATTTACATCAGCAATTTTTTTAGTAATAACTAATTTTTGTGCAGGATCATTACTCTTATTTGCATCCAAATCTCTTAACTCTTGATTAAAATCATCAATAAACGCTTTATCATATACATTTTGTTGCTTCATTGATTCTACATCAGCTTTTAACTTTGCCAAATGTGAATATTCTACCAAAAAAGGATTTCTATCTTTACCATTTTGTATATCAGTAGTACCTAGTATTTCCTTTAATTTAGTCTCAATTTGAGTAGGATCTTTTACTTCTAAGTATAACTTATCAATTAAAGATTTCTTTGTCTTATACTCATCTAAATTAAGTTTCATAGTATTCATACCATTCTTAGCAAGTTTAACATCAGGAGTATCTGTTGCTTGAACATCAAATTCTGCTTCTTCTAAAAATATATCATATTTTTTTAAATGTTTCATTATATTGCTTTTATTTCTACTTTATCACTTTTAATTGCAGCCTTTACATCACTTTTTAAACCGGTTTTCCCTGTATTAAGAATCTTAGTCACTTGTTCATCAGGAATTTTATATGGTGCTACATCATCTACTTTATTAAGTGTATAAATATTTGTTATCTTTATATTATCTTCCTTAGATAGAGTACCTGTTAGTGATTCTGTAACTATTTTTAATTTTTGATTAGGTTTTAATTTTTTAAAATCTTCAACGCCAATTGAAGTATAATAAAAATCCCCTGATTTACTACTACTTAATTTTTCAAAGTCACCTTTATCTATTTGGTGTTTTGGTTCTAATAAATCAAAATCAAATTTCTTCAAAAATGTTGTACCGAAAAGCCAAACTTTACTAGCTTCAGTTTTATTTATAAGGAATGTTCTTAATACAGATTCATCAAATACATCTGGTTTTGCAGGATCTTTGGCTCTCATACCCTCTATTATAAAGAATGTATATGCTTCGGGAGTAATAGCTGTTTGTTTTTTTAACTCTAGTTTAATAGCATTCTCTGCAATCTTTTCTGCACTTTCTGCACTTTCTGCTAACGCAGCACTATCAATATCTGTGGCAGCCTTAGCTTCACTAACAGTACCATCACCAAAATATTTCTCTACAAATGTAGCGACCGCTCCTGTTGTGGCAGAACTTTTATATAGTGTATCACCATCTAAAACATCATTGATAAATTTTCTAAATGATGCACCTGCCTTAGGTTTAATAACCCAATCTTCCGGATCGGCAGGATTAGGGTCTGTTACTTTCGGCAATCTTAAATTTGCATTATCAGTAAATATTGCTTGGTACTTACGATCTTTTCTTATATTATTTACCGCTTCTTCCCACATATCAAATAATTTGTTATTTCTATAAGGACCTGTTTTACCACCATCTTCACCTGATTGACCAAATGACGTATATTCTGATAATGTGTTTGTATCAACCCCTTCTGTTCTTTTAGTAATAGTTTTAACAGTATAAGTTTTATATGCTTTAATAAATAAATTCATTATTGCAATAATTGGATCCATTGTCATCTCAATCTTTTTACCATCCTCTGTTTTTACTTGTTCTATTTTAGTTTGTATTGACTTTCTTTCTTCATCAGAAACAGTATAAGCTCTTACTTCAATACAAGTTTTATTGAAGAACTCTAATATTTTTGTAGATACATCACCACCCTCACCATCACCTTGTCCCTGTGCCTGTGATGCAGTTCCGGATGTAGGTGTAGTAGGTTTATTATTACCAGTAGGTTTTTGTGTAGTTGTTTGTTTATTATTAGCACCACCATTCTTTTTCTCTTCTTCCGTACGATCATCCGATAATATTGCTTCTAAGAATGACTTATAATTTAGTAATGACTCTTTTTGTGGAGTAATTTTAGGAACACTATTTATTACTAACATCGTATCAACAAAGTCTTTCAACGGTGTACTTAGATTACCTAGACCACCATATAAGTTTTGTTTATTGAACTGAAGAGCTCTTTTTGAAAATCTTGCAATTTTCTCAGCAAACTCAACTGTTTTATTTTTGTCTTTTAAAAGTTCAATGCCTTCTTTGTAAAGTTTATCTTTTTCTTGTATTGTTGCTTTCTTATCTCCAACCAAATATCTATTTATCTCAGTGTAAAGATTTCTTATGAGTTTTCTACTATCCTCACTTTTTGAATTTGCAACAATATCATTGATAAATTTTAGATATTGTAAACGATACTCTTCTATTCTCTTTTCATCAGAAACAATACCTGCAGATTTAGGAGTAATCAAAGCAACAATATCTTTTTTTAATTTAATAAATGCTTGTGTTAAATGATCTTCACCAGTATGTACTTTATTTCTCTCTAAAGAACCACCTGTTCCAAATGTACCACCTTCCATGATAAGATTTATTTTACCAAGTGTCAATTTACCAAGTTTTGCATCATCATCTTTCGATGATTGGATATATTTTGCTAATATTTGAGCATTTTTATCTTTAATAGCAGCAATATCTAATTTATTAGGGTTTTTAGTAGGATCGATTATAATTTTATCTAGTGTTTCACCGGGGTTTACCACATATGTAAATTTTGCTTTAGGTTTTTCAACTGAATTACCAAGAGTAACCTTTTTATAATTGTCTAAAATTAAAGCAAGTGCTTTTAAATTTCTAACTATCGTGTCATAAGTTTTAGTTTCAGTAAAATCATAAATTACTGGACCACCAGTAGGAATACCTGTAGGATTACCACTAGTAGTATCTTCTTCATTATCTTCATCTTCATCGTCATCATTTGAACCTTCATCATCTTTAAATTGATCTAAAAATTCTCTAAATTTCTTCAATTCTTCTAAAAGAACAGCCTTTTTATCAAACTCTGCCATATCAGTTACTCTTTTGATACAACCATCAGTCAAACTTTTTAAGATACCAACTTTGAAATTATTCTCAACCGCGTATATTAGTTCTTTAAAGAACACATCTAGCTCTATTTGAATTACTAGTTGTTGATCTTCCGAAGACAAACTATAAATTTTAGCTTGACCTACAATTTGTTCAAACTCATCTTTTAACTGACTAATTAAACTTTTTATTCTAGGTACTTTTGCAGCGATTCTTGCTTTTCTAATAACATGATTTATTAAACGACCTAATAAAGAGTCATTCCAACCCACATCATTTGCAAATGGTCCAGCACTGGATGTCATCTCTAATAATGTTTCATATGGTACTCCTTGTATATGTTGTTTCTTCTTCAAGAAATCTTCTCTTTTGTTTAAATATCTCATTATGATAAAAAAATTTTTAGTATATATATAAAATAATAAGTATCATTTTTGGATATTTTAAATATTATCTTTATCTTTGTTAAAATAAAAATAACTATGGCAGATTTTAATATTGATAAGGTAGTTTGTTTAAATCTAAAGACAATGGATTTAAAACAAATTTTTAGTATTTCAGAAACATATTCTTGGGATTTTGAGGTATTATTAAATGATAAAAAAACAGGTTCTAATAAATTATATGTTGAATCCAACACAGGTGAGGTTATCGGTATGGAAGAACAACTATGGTGTAAATACACTAATAAATTTCATGATCCAAGATTCATGGTTTTTAGTAAGTTTTCACCAGTTACTAAAAAAATCTATGATAGATTAAAAAATATGAAACCAGTTAAAGTACCTAAAGTACCTAAAACTGAAAGATCATTAAATACTTACTTATATTTACTTGAAAAAGGATATGATATTAGAATGGTAAGTTTTGACCGATATATTGAGTCTTTACGAAATAAACAAAGTGATAATAGCGATGTTCTTATTACAGAAGACTTATCAAAACTAAGACAAAGTGAGATTGAATTATTGATTGATGCCGCATTGGATAGAAAAGACTACACAGAAGTTGATAAGCTAATGAAGTTTAGAAAATAATATTAAAACCAGGTAAATCACCTGGTTTTTTTTATATATACTCATATGAAAAATCTAAAAACATATGAGAATTTCTCAGGTAAGATAAAATATACTAAACCCGAAGACTTAGATACTCACGAAGTTATCGAACTAATCAATATTTTGTTTGAACTAAAACCTAGTTTACCTGATGAATTTCCAAAAGCAGACTTGTCAAAACTAATTAAAAATGAAGTTAACTATTTATCAGAAGATGATAGATTTAAAATAGAAGTAGGATTTAGTGAAAATGATACTTATGTAAATAAAGAAGGAGAATTGGTTACCGGTAAATTTAAAACCATATTTAAAGTAAATATATTTAGAAACATAGAAGATGATGAAGAAAGCAGTTTTAAACTATCAGAAGTCAAAGAATACATTCTTCTAACATCACAATTGGTTGAAAAAACATATGATAAAGTACAAATGTTAGTACATATAGAAGATAATAAATTATCAATTGAAGAGTTTGAGGATTTATCTGATAATACTGAATTAAATGAAGTAACATTTCTTATAAAAATATTATAAAAAACCGAGAGTAATCTTGGTTTTTTTTATTTTTTATTTTTTTTTCAAATCCAAATCTTCATTTTTGAGGAAAAATTAGACAAAAAGATAAATAATGTCTAACGTTGAAAAATATATATACTTGTAAAAAGATTATTTTTAGAATGGGAATTATAGAACTTAAATATAGTGATAAATCTATCACAACAAAATCAGAAATTTTAAAGAAATTAAAAGAACTTGGATTCAATTGGCTAATTGATTCTGAAGTTGAGAATGCTATTATAGAAATTAAGAAAGAAACCTTAATTTGGCATGAAGGTATTTTTAAATATGGAGATTGGAAATACGGGATATTCAAGAATGGTGCTTTTCATGGAACATGGGAAAACGGCATTTGGGAAGATGGATTTTTTAAAGGGACTTGGAAGAGTGGGTTGAATAAACCTATCTAGATAAAAATAATTACTAACTATGAGAAAGAAAAAGACTTTACTGAAAGAAATTGGAACTAAAATCATTTATGATGATAAAACAATAATAATAAGCAGAGAGGGAAATGAATGGTTCTTCGAAATAGGTAAAGAGATGACGACAGATTTAGGAGAAGCAGTTTCATTATTGTTGAGAAATTGTGATGCAAGTGACGAAGTTTGGAAAACTGATATTAAAGAAATGAATATTGATAATATATCACCAGAAAAAAGTTTATATTGGCTAACAGGCGGTGAAAAAGAGTGGAAAACATTAGAGAATTATAATAGACCTTGGTGTGATTGTTACTTAGATTTTCAAGAAGAATTTGGATTATTAGTTATAAGTATTATAAGAAGATCTAAAACATTAGAAGATATGAGAAAACACTTTATAGAATATTTAAACTTACCTGTTCTATATGACTTCGCATTAAGTAAAAAATTGTTAAGATAAAAAATAAAAACCTATCATAAAAGATAGGTTTTTTTTATTTATATATAGTACTATGAACGCACACTTCTTCGACCTTAATAGTCTAATAACAATGAATAGTAAAGTTTGGATAGTAAATACTCGAACTCCTAATAAACCTTTGATAAGAATATCAAAGTCTGAATTTAATCTTTTAAGAAAAGGTGTTTACAAAAAGGATAATATAAACTTTAATATAGATGGACAAACTTATTGGTTAAGTGAAGAACTTTTTAATAAGATTAAAATTAAATCCAAAAATAATAATGTAAATATATCAGAACTTTCTTTCTCGATGCAAGAATTTATGAATAAAGATATTATTGAAAATGGTGACTTTACAATACATATAGAGAACATTAGACATCTTAATAATAGTCAGGATGATATTTATGTTATTTGTTCTAAAAACTCTAAAAGAAACTACGAAAAGCTAATTGAGAAATTAGAAGAAAAACTTCTAGATTTTGGACTAAAAATAAAGAACTTCTACTTCATATCTGAAACATTCTATAACAGAGATAGAGACGATATAGTACACAAAAAAGTAAGATTGGTACTCCAACATATAATTGGATTAAAGACTGCTGATACGAAGTTTACAGAAGAAGAAATAACTAAATATGATGAAGTTTCTTTATATGATGATGACATCAATACAATCAAATTAGCAAAAGGTGTAAATGATGTACTTCAATTTTTAGTAAAGAATAGTGATGATGAAGTAAAAGAGAAAGTAAAAGAGGTACTTAAAATGGAAGAATGTGAACTTATTATAAATCAAGTTACCTTTAATAAAGTAAATCCATTTATTGTAACTAAGGTAGAGTTAAATCTGAATAAAATTGTAAAAACTTTTGAAAATTTTATATACAAAAAAGACTAACATAATGTTAGTCTTTTTTTTATTTCTCATCTCTTTTAGTCATCGCATTTTTAATCAAATCATTTAGATCTCGATTATTAGTAACTAATCCCTCCGAAGATGTATCAGATTTTTCTGCTTCAGCTTGTTTAACTTCAGGATTTTCAATTTCATTATAACCTAAGTCCTTTCTTAGTGTTTTATAGAACTTCTCTAATTCAGTTCTTTGATTTGATAAAAACTTACCATTCTCTCTAATCTGACCAATTGTTTGATTGACGACTTCATGCATTCTTGCTGCATTATCACCATTATCAACTTGTCTCAATTGAGATAGAAAGTTTTTTCTAGTCATTTTTGATAAGAAAATTGCTTCAGCATAAACCATAGCATCCTCTCTCATCTTATTTCTAATATAGGAGTGTTCTTTTAATTTTGGTATATCACTTAGATATAAATCAACCAATGATTCTAGTACATCCATTGATTGTTGACTAGCCACAGTTAAATCAGCATCATAATCATATATCTCGATTTCCCCTAAATCTGGTAAATCTTCTGGCTTTGCTAAGTGTAGAGAGATGTCGAATTCCGAGTTTTCTGACTGGATTTGATCGAATTCATCTTGTAGTCTAATTCTTTGTTCTTCACTTTTTGACATAAGTAAACGGTTTTTTACAATATATATAAAAAAAGTAAAGTCCAATTATGGCAAAAGAAATAATAGAAAAACAAATGATCTTTACCACGAAGCTGGTAGATGAATCAACAGATAAAATAAATGACGGTATCGTCATCAAAAGATACCAAAATCCCTGGTTAAAATCTGAAGTAGGATTAAGAAGAGCAGGTGTATCTTTTAGGATGTCACCTGAAGAACAAGAAGAATATATTAAGTGTGCATTAGATATACACTACTTCACAGAACAATATTGTAAAGTAAAAACAGAAGATGGATCAGTAGGTCAAATTAAGTTGAGAGAGTATCAAAAAGAAATATTAGACAATTTTGTAAATAGTAGATTTAACATACTAATGGCAAGTCGTCAGGTTGGTAAAACAATATCGGCATCAATTTTCATGTTGCATACAATTCTATTTAGTAATGATAAGAATATAATGATTGTCGCCAATAAAGGAGATACTGCAGTAGAGATTGTAGATAAAATTAAGTCTATATATTCATTATTACCATTCTTTTTAAAACCAGGTATTAAAACTTGGAATCAAAAGTCTCTAACATTTGAGAATGGATGTAGAATAAAAACATCCGCAAGGTCTAAAACTCCAGCAATTGGTTTTACGATTGACGTACTTTATCTTGATGAGTTTGCACATATTCCCTCAAATATTATCGAACCTTACTATACCGCTGCTTATCCAACCGTGTCAGCAGTACAAAACTCAAAGATTATTATCACATCAACACCAGATGGTATGAACTTGTTTCATAAATTACTTAATGATGCAGAAAGGCCAGATGGAGATCCACTTAAAAATAACTATAAAGCAATGCGTGTTTACTGGCATCAAGTTCCGGGAAGATTTGTTACATATTTGAGATTAAATGATCATAGATTATATGAACATGGTGTAACAAAAGAACAAATATTTAGTAGTATCAAAGAAACATATCCAGAGAATATAACAAAAACTCATATGGGATTCAATTCGGATTTTCAAAAAGACATCATCTCTGTATTTAATAATGAGAGATGTACTGATGAAGATGTTAAAAACTTAACATTTATTGATTCAAAAGGATTCGAAGTACCTTTGAGAGCAATTGGTGAGATGACAACTTGGAAAGAAGAAGCAGTAAAGGATATTGGTGGTGAGGATGCTTTTAACCAAGAATATGGTTTAAGATTTATCAATTCAAGTAAGTCATTATTAAATGAAGCAATAATTGATAGTCTTTTAAATAATAAGAAAAATTATAAATTTGAGGAGATTTACGAATTTGAAAGTAAATTAAGATTTAGTTATAAAGATTTAAGGTGGATAGATGATGATGAGATTTTTATACCAATGAATAGGAAAAATGAAAAGATTATACTATCAGTCGATATTGCAGAAGGTTTAGGACAAGATTATTCAATTATAAATATATTTAAAATATCTAAAAAAGATATGGATACAATAGAATCACAAAGATTGGCATATAAATCAGTTACAGATTTTTTTAGATTAGAACAAATTGGATTATTTAGAAGTAACTTAGTTTCAGTTAAACAATTAGCAGAATTACTTTATATTTTAGCATTTGAGTATTTAAACCCAGATAATGTTAAAATAGTTTTAGAGTTAAATAACTATGGAAATACTTTACTTGCTGAACTACCACACGTTTTTGATGGGAATAATCAATATGGATCATCTATTTTCCTTAGATACAAACATAGAGCTGATGCAACCGAAGAAAAAGTTGGATTAAAAGTAGGTGAGAATAAGAATATGATGGTCAAAGATTATCAAGATTTAATGATTTCAAAAGGTTTCTCTATAAATAATGAAGAAACTGTTAGAGAGATTACAACATTTGTTAAACATACAACAACTGCGGGCAATACTAGATATGCCGCAGATGTTGGACATGATGACTGTGTAATGACTATTGTAAATGCAACATCTGCTTTTGTAAAAAATGATTTTAAAGAGATGGTAGAAGATACTTTACAAAAAGATCCATCATTTAAGATATATGTAGAAGATTGTTTAAAAAATCTTGAATTTACAGAAACTGTTGATTATACACAACTACTAAATGTTAGAAGAAAAATTTTAAATAGAAATAAAACAGTTAGTGAATCTAATACAACTGGAATAAATTGGTTTAATAGTGGTGGTAAATAATAAAAAAAGACATCTTAAAGATGTCTTTTTTTTATTCATTCACTTCCATGGTAGCAGAGAGTCCCGCTCCTCTTAGTTTATTTTTCATTTCTGAAATGGTTTCTAAATCACCATATTTAACATCACATTTTCCACTATTATGAATTATGTGAGCACACTGTGTAGCTTGTTCATATTCATGATCACAAACTTTCATTAGACAACTAATAACGTGGTCAAATGAATTGTAATCATCATTATGAACTATTAGTTTATAAGGTTTAGATAAAATCTCTTGTACTTTAGACTGTGTTTTTTTCTTAGTAATAGTTGGCATTTTAATTGAATGTTTTTGTTGTTTTGTTTATTACATCTATTATAGTGATTTTACAATCAATAGTTTCCGTCCATTTTTCAAATTCAACTAGATGCTCAAATCTATCATCATACATGATGAATTCCTCTGGTTGCAATTCACTAATTAGTTTTTCAAATAATCTACTTTTAAAAGTAAAGGTGTCTCCACCATTGTTTAAATATAGAGCATCGAATGATAAATTTAGTTTATGTAAAACTTTTTCCACTTCAGTTCTTAATTTTTCAATACGACCTGTTGCACAAAAAACATAGTTATCAGGATCAGAAACGGCTTTAAGATATTCTTGGTAAACATAAGGGTTTATTTTTGTATCAAAAGTATCTAAGTCCAAAGTTTCTGGCTTCGACCACCATCCTTTATAAGGCCAATCTGTACCAAATTTTTCTTTCCAGATAGGTTTACCTTCCTCTGGTTTAAGGGTATGACAAAGAGTATCATCAAAGTCAAAACATATCAATTTTTTTATTTCCATATTTTCTATAAAATTTTATACAAATATATATAAAAAAATTTAATATATAAACTATTATTAGTATTATTATATGTTTTAGTAGAATTACTAGCCAGACTAAAAAAATTTAATATATAATAAAAAACAATGAAAAAATATGAAACTTAACTTTAATATAATTCTAATTTTATTTTTACTAATATCAACAGTTGGTTTTGGACTTACTTGGTACTTCGGTGGTTTTTCTGAATCAAAAGAAAGAGTTAAACAACTTGAAAGAGATTATAAAAAATTAGAAGCAGAGAAAAAAATTGCAGAAGAAAAAGTTGCTGCTTGGCAGGAGGTATACCGACTAAAAGATATAGAAGATAAGAAATTGATAATAGAAGTTACCAATGCAAAAAAAGAAGTAATGATTGCAAGAGCAATGGCTGCGAAATTTGAGTCAGAACTTTCCAGTATAAAAGGAGATATGGCTCAGACACGAAGAGAAATTGAAGAGTTGAAAAATAATCCAAAAGTTCTAACTGATGAGGAACTTTTAAAAGATTTAGTAAAAAATACAACAACAAAAGAGATTCAAAAAGTAGATAAACCAACAGAAATTAGACATAAAGTACTAAAACATGAAACATTATATTCTTTATCAAAGCTATATAATGTAAGTATAACTGAAATAATTGAACAAAATAAGTTTTTGGCGAATGGTTTACAAACAGGACAAACTTTGATAATTATTACTAAGTAACTTAAAAATAAAAATAAAAATGAGAAAATTATTTACAATACTAATAACATTAGTTTTTACAACAATGTTTTCACAGGGTAAGCAAATAGAATATCCAAAGTTTGAGGTTGATTCACTTGGTCAAAAAGTAATAATAATGACTATTCCACAAGCGATGCATCTTAATAATAATTCAAATATTCTAGAAAAGTTTGAGAAATTGGCAGAGGAAATGAAAGATTATGAGACACTAACATTAAAAGTAATTGATGAAAAGAATAAGGCAATCACCAAACTAGATATTGTTGTTAAAAAATTAGACGGACAAATTTTAGTAAAAGATGATAAAATTAAAGCTCTACAAGGTGAGATACTTGCTTGGATGCAAAAAAATAAAATACTAGAAACAGAAATAGTCAATAGACAAAAAGTAATTGATGAGAAAAATAGTCAATTATCAAGACTAAAAACAAAGATGGTTGTAGGTGGAATAGGTGGATCTGTAGTAATAATAGGATTAGTACTGGCCGCATTGGGTATTATTCAATAATTTATAAAAAATACAAAAAATGGCTTTTTATTCTTAATATATAAATCATATAAAAAATAAACAAAAACATGAAACACGTTAAAGCATTTGAAAAATTTCGTATTCAAAAAAATAGAGAAGAGATTATCAAAGAATCTGTTTTCCAAGTTAACGATCTTTATAAAGTAAAAACTATGATTGACTTACCTCAATCTTTAATAAACGCTTATGTTAAAAAAGTAAAAGATACTACAGGTAAAAACTTACGTCAATTTTTTGGTGATGTAGATATTGCCGAAGAAATTATTAAATATGTAACAACTACTTTCTTAGATATAGATAAGATTCCTGGTGGTGCTATAATGGGTGGTCAAACACAAGCACAAACACAAGGACAAGTTCAAGTACAGACTGAACCTCAAGCACAGACTGAACCTCAAGCACAAGCTCAACCACAAGTACAAACTGAAGCTCAACCACAAGCTCAAGAACCTACAGAAGGAGAATTTGAAGAACCTACACAAGGACAAGCTCAACCACAAGGACAAGCTCAAGAACCTGCACAAGGACAAGCTCAAGAAGAGGATGAAGAGGAAGAATTACCACTTTAATCTTAATAATAAAAGAAAAACCACTCATTGAGTGGTTTTTTTTATTTAATATACTTTGTAAGTATAAAATCTCTTCGTATTGTCATTAGCAAGTTAAACATATCTTCATCATCATTTTTATAATACTTAATATGTTTATTTATAATATCTAAACTTAAATCATTTTTATTATAATTTATCCAATCCTCTTTTATATAAATCGGCATCTTAGAAACATCACTAATTTTCTCTTTATCATCTTGAATAAAAAAATATAAACTATCTTTTTCAAGAATAATAGAAGTTAAACCCAATATCCAATGACTTTCATAATCACTTAAAATAGATACTATTTTAAAATCACCAAAATTAGAGTTAAATCCATTTAATTCTAGATTATTCATTGTTATAGCTATCTAAAAATCTTTTTTCCTCTGGTGTAAGATTTTCAATACCAACAGATGTAATTCTATCTAATATATCATCTATATTAAACTTTATCTCATTTTGTCTTTTTATTTTTTCAATATCTGACATTTCTTCTTTAGGAAAACCACCAAACATACCCTTCTTCATATCTTCTACTTTTATTTTGAACTTATTCTCAAATTCATCACGAGAGAAAACCATACCCATTACATTTACGACATCATTTATCTCATGTTTATAGAAAACATCCACACCCACAATTATTTCATCGACCACTGACTTATCTATTGAGTCTGATGTATATATACATTTATCTCCTTTGAATATAGCTATATCACGTCTATCCATTAGATAAACAACATTTACCACACCTACCTCATTTAGTTCAGTCATAATAGTAACAGTGTTATTGATTCTACTAATAAAACTTGTCTTATTTGTATAAAGATTATCCAATACATTTTGAAAAATATCCGTAATTTCTTTTTTATACTTACCATCATTATACCCATCAATAATCTTTCTTAAAAGATTATTAAATAAATATCCTAAACAAAAGAACCCTATAATAATTGCGATAATTGAAACGTTATTGTATACCATAAACTGATTTTCTAATTTTTACTAATAAACTATTTATAAAATTTTCATCTACCTTTTCTGGTAAATTTGATTCTTTAAACAAAGTATCTACTTCTTTAATCTCGCTTTCAACATGATCAATCAAAGTTTGTAAATCTATTTCACCTCTTCTAATTGCAAGAAGTTCTTGTGCATTATCTCTCTTAACAAGAATACCTTTACCCTCTGCAATCTCACGAGCCATATCCATCAATCTACGACAGTGCATCATATTCTTACCATCAATTTGTTGACCGTGAGACTTAACATCCACCCATCTTTGAAGATTTCTCTTTGATAACCATTCTTCATACTCTCTAAAGTCTTTACAGTGTTCTGAATAACCATCTTTGTTATAAGTAATAGTACAAAATGGTTCTTGACCTTTTGGAATTGATGATAATCTCAATTGATTTGATACACCTAAGTTTTTCTCAGCCTCTTTTTGAAAAACTAACTCAAGTCTATCAATTTGTTCATCAGTCATATTAGTAAGTTTACTTCTATCAATAGTAGTTGTACCTACTTTAACTAATCCTTTATAACCAAGACCTAATGCAAGACCAGCATCTTTACGTTGTTGAATCATCATATCACTCAACTCTTTTTTCTCTTTTCCAGAGAACATCATATCACCTTCACTATCGTAGAATAAAGTATAAACATCTTTTGCATATGGAACATTTACTGCACCAATAAATCTTTCATCAAATCTACCATCATTCCATTTTTTCCATGGAATTGCTTTTGTTCCTTGAATAACATAACAAAAGTCAAGCAAGTCTTTACGAGTTACTTTATCCTTTTCCCAGTTTTGTTTTTTATTTTGACCTTTTGCTTTACCAATTTGAGCTTTTGCATAACCACCGAAAGAATTAGCACAGATTTTAGTAATAAATTGTTCTCTATTCTCTAATATTAGATCAAAAATAGGATCTTTATAGATAATACATTCCTCTGGAGTATTAAGTAATTCTAAAACAGTTGGATTATTACTAGATAGTAATTCTAAAAATCTACGTAACTCATAGATTACAGTATCATTAGTATCATCATTTACTTGTTGTTTGTATTTACTACCAAGAATATCATCCAATGATTGGATAAATACACCTGCGTAGTCAGTATCGGAAGTTTCTATATTAGTTCCATATGCATGTGATCCCCTAACAACCAAAAAGATTGGTTTAGATCCAGGAGATCTTTCATTTATAAGTTGACTTAGTTGTTCTTTCATTTCTATTATATAATTTTTACAAATATAGTGAAAAAAATTCAATGTTCAACTATTTAAACTTCTTTTTTAATTCACTTAAATCTAGTAGATACATATCTTTTGGATCAGTAGATTCTAATATTTTAATTTCTTCTTTTTTTGCAGTGAAGTCCTGTTTCATTTTTTCAAACAACTCTTTTGTTAAAGAGTAAAGTGGCATTCTCAATAAATAATCATAAGAATCATCTATTTGTTCTAAACCGAGTGTTTCTATATTTGTTATAATTTCCGTTTTAGAAACATTATTTATTTTTAATTTCTCATCTAAAATAGCTTTAATAAATCTACCTCTATTACTTAATATCTTTAATTCTCTATTAAGTTTATCCAAACTATGTTGTTTTCTTATATCATAATAATTTAATCTAAATTTAGTGAAGTATTCTATTATCTCTTCTGATGTTTCAAATATTTTTAATTTACCAAATTCGTCAAGTGTTGTAAATATTTCGGTCGATGACTCCTCTAACTTTAATAACTTAATCATTGCAGTATCATCAATACCTTCTAAAATAGCTCTCTGAAATTTAATTGTATAATCTATATTATCTTTACAATTATCATCATATGATACAATATCTTTGTTATCAACTAGTTTATCTAGTATCTCTTCATACTTTTCATAAGTCATAGAAGGTGGTAATTCTGTTATTCTTACAGTTGAAGTATTTACTCTTTGAAATAATCCTCTAATTATCCATCTTTTAGGATTTTCTTTATCTTGTATGAATTCACCAGTAAACTCGTTTAAAGAAGGTTTAATACTCATTATTTTTTTACCCTCAATAACTCTCACACATGTATCAATAATGCTTTTAATGTCTCTATTTAACACATTAGAAGCAAATCCTACTGCAATACCACTTGAACCATTTAATAATACTGTTGGAATAATTGGTAAAAAGTATTTAGGTTCAATTGTTTCACCTTCTTCTTGTTTATATTCAAGTAGATCAAAATCTTTGTAAATCAATCTAAAATTATCACTTAACTTTGTTCCAATATATCTTGCGGCACCTGGTTGCGGAGAACGTAATGAACCAAATTGTCCATCTTCCTCTAATAAAGCAGCATTATTTTTAAATTTTTGTGCCATTGTAACAATAGCATTTTCTAATGAAGTATTACCGTGATGATAAAATGCATCGGATGCTACTTTACCAGCTAGTTGAAATACTTTTAGGTTCTTCTCATTACCTGTTCGCCATATTTGGTTGGATATGTGAATAATTTTTCTTTGAGTTGGCTTAAAACCATCAACAACTGATGGTATTGCTCTACCTTCGATTGAATACATTGCGAATTCTTTATACTCACATGAAAGAAAATCTGAAATCGTTTTTTCTGTTATCATAATTTTATATATAGTAAAAAAATAATCTTTGTTTTTATATACATTGAAAACAAGCAGTAATTTAATATGACTAAAGTAAAAAAATATAACGATTTTCTGATTCTTGAGAAACATGATAGAAATATAAGAGAATATCTTATCAGTATAGGTGTGACAGATAAAGAAGAACTAGACAGACAAGTTACTTTATCTAAACATGGACATCTAGCAACTTATTTACACAGTAAAGGTGATAATTTTACATTTGGAATACTTAATGCTATTTTTAAAGATGCTATAAAAGCAAAAAAAAGAACAACACTTAAAAAGAATATATTTAATATCTTACCAATGGCAATTCCATTATCATTAGCACCATTTTTTCCAGTACTTGCAATTATAGGTACTATATTTGGTTCTTCTCGTTTAGTACATAGGATATTTGATACAATATTTACTTATTTAGAACCACAATCTAAATATACAGACTTTTTAAAAAAGACAATTGATACTTATATGATGCTACCAGAAGGTCAAATAAATTTAAAGGATAGATTCTCAAGAGCATTTGTAGTATCAGACAGATTGATTGAAGCACTCAAACCAGAAGTGATTGATGAATTTACAACATTTATTAGTGATAAGATGGGTAAAGAAGATAATGACAAGGTTGTACCAGAACATTATATCGAAAATGAGTTAAAGATCTATCTTAATGATAATTTTGATATTACTCCCGAGATACCTCTAAAATAGACTAGTCAATATAAACATTGAAGTCTTTTCCATTTGAGAAAACAAAATCCCCAGGTATCTTCTCACCATTATAGAATACTTCAGAAACCATTTTAAAACTTTCCAATCTTTTAATTTTCAAAGTAAGTAACTCTGGATCAAATTCTTCAATTTCAAAATCTCCTTCAAAAAAAGTACCCTTTTCAGTAGATACACAGGTAATAGCACATTTCTCATCTGTAGAATAAATAGGTTCTGTTATTACTTGATCATAAATCAATTCATCACAAGGTCTTTCATATATAGTTGAACCCTCTTCGTCAATAATTTGAATAGAAGATTCATCTAAATAAGCAGCAGAGCAATGAAAGTTATCATCAATCTCATACCAACTAAAATCATCATCAACATATTGACTAAAGTATTCTTCTAATGAATCATGAATTTCATATATCTTTTCAACCTTCTCATTTGTTAAAGTTCCTTGAGTAACTTCAGCACCGTATCCGGAAATGTAAACTTTTAATTTCATAATAATTATATGAAATTATTCTTAGGAGTTGAAATATAAAATATATACAATATGGAACTATTAAAAAAACTAGGAATTGAAAAAGTTAAAGTTGTTGATAATAACTTTGATGAGATTTATGATAAGTATGAACAAAAAGCCAAAGAACTAGGATTTTATGGTGAACTTAAATTTATTAAAGAACATAGTAAAGTGATTATTTATGTGGTAAATTGATCTTTATCTATAAGAAGATATATTCCTAATAGGAATATAATAAAGGAACTAAATATAGGAAGTCTAATTTCTATAAAATAGTTGTTATCAACCAATATTCCAATCACTAAGGAAATCACAATTAAAGTCATACCTATTATCTTCATATTATTATATATTAAAACTTAATATATAATAAGTTAAAAAAATAAAAAACAATGAAGAAATTATTATCGATTTTCTTATTTATGACAACACTCATGAGCCATTCTCAAGTTGTTAGAGATAGTGTGTTAGTTAAAACAGATATTTTTGAAGTCAGTTATTCAGAAAAATTTGAACAACCATTGAGAGTTAAGTACCGTGTACTTTGTCAAGATGGTAAAGCATCAAGACAGGGTATGGAATTCTATACTGAAAAGCTTTATAAGACATCTGATGCAAAAGATTATGAAACAAACATATATGACAAAGGACATTGTGCACCCGCCGCAGACTTTAACTGTGATAAAGTAATGTTGTTTAAAACATTTACTTATCTAAACTGTACATTACAAAATCAATACTTAAATAGAGGTACTTGGAGATTTTTAGAAGTATATGAAAGAAAAGTAGCCAAAAGTTATAAAGTTGATGTTGAGATAAAACTTATCTTTTCTGATAAATCAATTAAGTTACCAACTGGTGCAACAGTACCAGATGCTTTCTTAAAGATTATAAAATATAATGGTATAACAGAAAAGTATTACTTTCTAAATGAAAAACCAAAATTTAGTAATTTCAAACTTTACTTAATAAAATAAAAAAGAGACTCATTTGAGTCTCTTTTTTTAATTAAATTCGATTTCTAAAATTTTAATAACTTCTCTTATTGTTTCTTCTTCTAAATCTGTTTGTTTTACAATGTAGTTAAAGTCTGCTTTTAAAACACTTTTGGCAGTATCAAATCCAACTTTCTTAAACTCATCGATAATCCAACCATCAATTTCATCAGAGAAATCTTCTAATAAAACATCTTCATTATGTTCAACATCAGAGAATACATTTATTTTATATCCACTTATTCTACTTGCTAGTTTAATATTCATACCACCTTTACCAATTGCCAATGAAATGTTTTCAGAAGGTATAACCACATTAGCGGTTTTCTTTTCCTCATCTAACTCTACAGTTGCCTTACTTTGACCAAGTGCTCTTGTAACAAATAATGATTTATTTGTAGTGTAACTAATAACATCAATGTTTTCGTTGTTAAGTTCTCTTACAATACTATGTATTCTACTACCTTTAACACCAACACAAGTTCCAACAGGATCAATTCTATCATCATAAGACTCAACCGCAACTTTTGCTTTAGAACCAGGCTCTCTAACAACTGCTTTAACGGTAATTAAACCATCAAATACCTCAGGTATTTCAAGTTCAAATAATTTTTCTAAGAATCTATTAGAAGTTCTTGATAGTGTCATAAAAAGTTTACCATTATCAATAGAAACAGTTTGTAAAATAGCTCTAATTGAATCTCCTTTTCTATAAAAATCACCAGGTACTTGTTCTGTTTTAGGTAAAACAAATTCATTACCTTCATCATCAATAACAATTGTTTCTTTTCTTAAAATTTGATATACTTCACAAGTAAAAATTTCACCTTCTCTATCTTTATATTTTTTATATAAAGATTCTTTACCTAAATCAATAATTTTAGATTTAAGTATTTGACGAATTGATGAAATTGAACGTCTTCCAAAGTCCGCAATCTTAACTTCATCAGTTAAGTCTTCTCCAACTTCAAAATCAGATTCTACTTTATGCGCATCAGTCAATTTAATATGTAAGTTTTCATCAAACTCTTCATAATTATCTTCTACAATTGTTCGATTTCTCCATATCTCTAAATCTCCTTTATTTGGATTTACAATAATATCAAAGTTATCAGCAGAACCATATTTCTTTATGATTATAGTTTGAAAAACTTCTTGCATTATTTTAATCATTGATGATTTATCAATGTTTTTAACATCTTTTAACTCAGTAAAAGACTCTACTAGATTTATATTATCCATAATATTTTTTTATTTTTATTTGTATTCAAATTATACAATTATGTTTATAAAATAAAAAAAGATGTAATTAAACATCTTCTTTTTTATCTTCTTTTTTCCTCTTCCACAATAGCCAAAACCATTGAAAAATCGGGATAAAAACCACTCCCATAAACCACTCCCAGTTTTTGAATATGAAGTCTTTTATACTGGAACCAATATTAGACTTGACTTTTATCTTTCTTTCAAAGACGGTAATATCCTTATAATAGTCTTTACCTTCTTCTTGTATTCTAATTTTTACATTAAGTTTTAAATTATTTTCACCACCTTGTAAAGGAATTACACTCCAACTCCATTCAGTATATCCTTCATCATCTATATTTTGAATTTCTGTTGATAATGTAGTTATCTCAAAATCTCTTTTACTTGATAATAAACTCGCAGACATTATTGGAGAAACTGTAATTGATTCAACTTTAACATCCTCTAAATTATCAGATATAGGAATCTCTCTATCACCAACTAATAAAACAGTTCTATCATTCAGTTTACTTATTCTAACTTTTACTAAATAATCATCACCAACTTGCATTTCATTTGGTACAGAATAAGCTATTAAACCTCTAGGTCTAACCTCTTTAGGTTTAATTACCAGTGGATCATTTTTTTTTGTACCAGTTTTAGTATTTCTATCTTTAGCAACTATTACAGGAACTGGCTCTTTTGGTGATCCAACAATTTCAATATCATCTTTTGTTCCGGAATACTTTTCATTTTCCTCAATATCAGGACAACCCATATTTTCTACTCTACCTTTTATATCAGGACATTTATCATACATATCATCAACACCATCCTCATCACTATCACAAAAAGTTTCTAAAGGTGTAGGTAACACAATTGTATTCTTTGTAGTTTTACAAGAAAATAATATAAATAGAAAAAGAAAGAATATATATCTCATAACATATATATTCTTTCTTCATTTTCTTATTTTAATACTTCATCAATTTTATAATCTCTAAAACTTTGAACATCAATGTCTGTCGGTTTTACTTCATAAAAACTTATACTAACCATCTTTATATATTTCTCAATCTCTTCATCATTTGCCATTGGATGTAAAGTATTTTCAACATCATTCCAAGAATCTTTTTTCGCTATCTTACCATACTTTTCAACCAAGGATTGATTGAACTTTTCATATTCTTCAATATCAACATTTAATATGTCTTCTAATTCATATGAATAATAACTAAGTGAAGTTGTTTTAAACTCCTGTTTATTTAATTCATTTACTTTATTATCCGCATCCTCTTTTGAGAAACAAATCAATTCAGGATTTCCACCCTCTGACTCAGTATAGATGCTATCATCATACTCATAACCTTTTTTTACAATTACGTGTGCTTTCATTTTTATTTTAATAAATCGTTAATTTTTTTATCTCTAATGTATTGTGTTCTTAAATCTGCCAAAGATGTGCTCCAATTATTTTTAACATCTGTTATATGTGAACTATTTAAAAATTCTTCTTCAAATCTATCTATATTTAATGGGAAATTTATATCTCTTTCTTGTCTATAAAGTTTATAAATATAATCAAATCTATAATCTGGATAATCATATGATAAATCATCAGTAACTACAATAACTGGTAAATCTGTTACTTCTCTTATAGAATCAAGTAAAAAATTAAATTTTCTATTTGACTCGACAATAATAATATTTACTCTAAATAAATTCTCAGATAAAATATCTGGTATTGAATCATAAGTAGTATAAGTACAAGAAGCACATTTAAGTTGTAACGTGTCATTCTTATGAGTTAAAAACAAACAATTTTGACCCATAAGATCATAATCGTCTATTAGTTTACTAACAACATATTTAGCTTTGTCATTTAGGAAAAGATTTGTTTTACCAATGTCTAACATTTTTAATATTTTTGTTCTATTTCCTTATATGAAAGAAAGATAAAAAAGACTGCAAATATAGCCATAATAACATTAGTAGTCATAATCGATGCAATAAATAGTAATGAACTAAAAATGATCGAGATATATCCATTTATTTTTCTTCCGAGCGAAGGTTTAGTCATCCATTGACAAATTGCTTTACAAATTCGACCACCATCCATTGGATAAATAGGTAAAATATTAAATATGAATAAAAACATATTCACTTGTACAAATATATCCAGTCCTAAATAAGAACCAATAATCCATAATACTAAATTTGAGAGTGGGCCGGCCAATACAATAAGAATAGTATCTTTATAAGAAGAGTAGGTTGTATCAATTGCGGCCGCACCATTAAACACATCTAAATAAACATGATCTACTGGATGATTCAATTTTTTAGCAACTGCAGTATGTGCCAATTCATGTAATAAGACTGCGGCAAAGATTGATAAGAACCAATCTAACCCAGTTAGAAATCCTTGTTCTGTAAATCCACCAGATTGTAACATAAATAAAGGAAGTAAGATAAAGAACCAGTATTTCAAATAAACTGGAGTTCCCATAAAGTCAAATAACTTAAAAGCGTTTTTCATATATATTTTTTAGTTTAAAAGACAAAGATATGTATAAATAAGTGAAACTAAAAAATTATTATTGATAAACTTTTATCACTTTTTGACATATCAGTTTAATAACTTTAAATTATAAAAAATGGATTTTGGAAAAGATTTTAAAAAGTATGCTTTAAGTGAAGGAATTTCTTCTTTAAACTTAGACTACTTTGAAAAAGGTTTAGTAGAGAATAGTATGACACCATATATTCTTGAAGAAAGAGAAATGAGAGTAACGCAGATGGACATTTTTAGTAGACTCATGCGTGATCGTATATTATGGGTTGCTGGTGTTGTAAACACACAAATGTCAACCGTTGTTCAAGCTCAATTGATGTATTTAGACTCTGTTGAGAAAAAAGATATTAAGATGCACATTGACTCACCAGGTGGTTCAGTTTTAGCTGGATTAGGTATGGTTGATGTTATGAGATATATCAATTCGGATGTTGAAACTATCAATACAGGTATGGCAGCATCAATGGGTTCTATCTTATTATCATCAGGAACTAAAGGTAAAAGAGCATCATTAAACTTCTCTAAAGTAATGATACATCAAGTTTCTTCTGGTGCATCAGGACACGTTGAAGATAATCGTATTTCTCAAATGGAATCAGAAAAATACAACTATATATTATTCAAGATGCTTGCAGAGAATAGTGGTAGAGATTTTGATTATGTACTTGAAAGTGCTAGAAGAGATAATTGGTTAAACTCACAAGAAGCTTTAGACTTTGGATTTATTGATGAAATCATTATCACTGATAAATCAACACCGATTACTACTTACCTAGATGGTTTTGAAGATTACTATACTAAAGAAGTTTTAAGAAAAGCATAACAAAGAAACCCATCTTAATTAAGATGGGTTTTTTAATATTCTCTCTAATTTATAATCTCTTAATAGTATCTGTTTATCTATCATATCTAATCTTAAAGGATTATATCCATTCTTTACTATCATCGATGAATATCCTTCTGTAATCTTTTGCTCTATAAGTACTGTATAAAAACCACCTACATGTAATAAGTAGTCTTTTATTTGATAGACTCGATCAGAAGGATAAGTCGGTGGAAAAAATTTACACATATATCCAATTGGATACCATTTCTCTAGTATCTTTAGTTGTATTTCTATTGGTGTTTTACTAAAACGATTTGTTTCATTAGAATCGTAATTCCAAAAAACTAACGCTTTCTTACCGAATGTACTCATTTTATATAATTTGAACAAATATAAGTATAATTTATGAGAATGAAATAATAATATATAATAAAAAATTATATTATAATAATGTTAAAAAAATATATTGATTTTATAACAGAATCACATGATTTAATAACAGAATCTCAATTGATTGAACTTTTATTAGAGTCGGATGTAATGTTTTCAGATAATTTTAAGAAAGTATTAGGTAAAATTGATAGTCCTGTTGCTAAAAAGATTCTAGGATTAGAAAAGAAAGACTTACCAGTAGTTGCTAACTACTTTGATATAGATCCAGTAAGAAATGATTATTTGTACTTTACTGCAGATAGAAAAGCTCAAGAGATTTTAAATGATCCAAAAGAATTATATCGTTTTGTAGGAAATAATGGTGGATGGCTAACTCACGGTGAAGCAAATAATGGAATTTTTGGTAGATTAGGATATGTACCAGAAGGAGATGTTTATAAACCTACATCAGCAGAAGTTGGTGAAGTTGTTGAAAAGATAGTTTCTGAAAAATCTGGTAAAACTTGGATTTGGTTAAAATTTGCAAATGGTCAAGGTGTTTTTAATTTAGAGAAATTGAGACCAGTTGATGATAGAAACAAATTGGTTTGGTCAAAAAATCGTCAAGATGTTAGAGTTGGTAGATCAATGAATGCTCTTTTAACTTTAGCTGCTAGAGAAGATGATACTGCCAAATTTACAGCAAGAGATATTGAAATCTTTGTGAATTTATATAAAGCTCAGATGGATAAATTCAATGATAAATTCTCATTCTTTGATGTTGTTCAAGGTGATGATATTTATTATAAATATCAGTATGATAATTACTATGATCCAAGTGGTACATTAGCAAATTCTTGTATGGCAGAAGCTGAATCTAGTTGGTTAGATCCATATACTGAAAACAACACTGTATCTTTAATTATTTATAAATCACAAGATGATGATAGTAAAATTATTGGACGTGCAATTCTTTGGGAATGTTTAAATGGTAAAAAATTAATGGATAGGGTTTATACTAATTCTGATTCTGATGTTGAACTGTTCAAACAATTTGCACAAGATAGTGGTTGGTGGTATAAATCAAATAATAATAGTTCTTCAACTATAAATGCTATTGGACCAGAAGGTCAACAGGAAAACTATTTTACTGCACAAGTTCAATTACATAAAAGACATGAAAATTTTCCTTATATGGATACTTTAAAATACTATAGTCCTGAAACTGGAATTATATCAAATGAAAATTCAGAAAGTGGAGTAGTTTATTATTGTGAATCAACTGAAGGTTATTATGATAAACTTTGTGCAACTTGTGAACAAGATGGTACTATTACTTGTCCAACTTGTAATGGAGATGGTGAAGAAGTTTGTACTGAATGTAATGGAGATGGTGAAATAGATGATATGGAATGTGAAACATGTGGTGGTGAAGGTAAGAAAACTTGTTCACAATGTGATGGTGATGATCAGATTACTTGTCCAGACTGTGAAGGTGATTACTAACAAATAAAAATTAAAAAAAATCCCTTTCTAAAGGGATTTTTTCATGATACTAATTTAATATATAACCTATGATTTCAAATTACTTAGATTTTATTACAGAAAGTAAACTAGAACTTCTTTTAGAAGCTAAAATAGTTTATACACAACAATTTTTAGATGTATTAGATAAGATAGATTCTAATATAGCCGCTCAAATTTTATCATATAAGGGTAGAGATATGGATGTTACCAGAAACTATATTGATATAAATAGAGATAAAACTGATAGTATATTTTTTAAACCTCAAGATAAAATTGATAAAGCTATATACACATTACGTAGTAATGGAGGTGTTTATGATAATCTATCTAAGGTAGCAGATAATATGGGTATTATACACGGTTGGAAAGAGCCATCTGATGGTCAAACCGGGACGGTTATAAAAAAGTTTACTTTAGAAGAAGTTCTAAAAATTTCACCAAATAATCCAGGTGTTTGGTCTTATATGTACGATAATAACCAACAATTATTTGTTTTTCAATTTGAAGAAAGAGGTAAAACCTATGAAGCAATAGTCTTAGACAATTATCTTGTGAAAGATGTTTCTAAAATTACCCCTACTGAGGTAAATGTTGGAAGATTTGTTAGAGCCTTTCTAAAAAATTTAGGATTAGAATATAAAGATAAAGAGATTGAAGACTTTGTTGATAAATATAAAAAAGTATTAGAATTACAAAAGAATGTTTTTAAAAGATTTAAAGAAGTTAAAGGTGATGAAATAAAAAAGTGGTATTTAGAAGATAATTATGAAAAAATTGGAGGACCATTAGGTGGATCTTGTATGAGACATTCAGAATGTCAAAAATATTTTGATATTTATACTGAAAATTCTGATAAAGTATCAATGATTATTTTAATAAGTGAAGAAGATTCTACTAAAATTTCTGGTAGAGCTATTCTTTGGTTAGATGAAGAAGGAAGAAGATTTATGGACAGAATATACACTATTAGAAATTCTGATATACTTCTATTCAAAGAGTATTGTTATAAACATGATTATTATCACAAATCAGAACAAAGCTATGAAGAAGATTCTAGTTTAGTTTTTAACGGAAATGAAGTATATGGTAAAGAAAGTGTAGTAACAGTCAAACTTAGAAGAGAATATTATGACTATTATCCTTATATGGATACTATGAAGTATTATAGCCCAGATCTTGGTATAATCTCTAATAGAGAGTTCCCCTGGTCGAATCACACAACATATTATACACTAACTCAAACTAATGGTTCTAATGGACAAGGTTGTGATATATGTGAAGGTAGTGGAATAGTTGATTGTCCTGAATGTGAAGGAGAACGTACTACAAATTGTCGTGTTTGTCATGGTACTGGTGAATCAGATTGTTCTGAATGTGAAGGACATGGTGAAGTAGATTGTAATGAATGTTCTGGAACCGGAACAATAGAATTATTATCTGGTGAAGTAGAATGTGCTACTTGTTCGGGAACAGGTAAAAATGAATGTGAAACCTGTGAAGGTGAGAAAAGAGGAGAATGTTATAACTGTGATGGACGAGGTGAAGAATCTTGTGATATATGTAATGGACGAGGTGAAGTTGGATGTCCAGAATGTAATTAAACAAAAAACACATCTTAACGATGTGTTTTTTTATTGTAATATATTTCTAATCTTTCTTTTTCTAATAGAAACTTTCATACTTATTTTATAATAATACTTTTTCTGAACACTTGGATACAAAGAAGCAAAATCATAATTTATAACCGTTGGATTATCAATTAAATTCTGATGTGGTTGTGGCGGACTAACTTGTAATAAACCTTGACCTCTATAGGTTTGTCTATTTGTAAGTAAATCTTGATATAATTTTTCTAATTCTTCTTCCATTATTTATCAGTTACTTTTCTAAATAAACTTAACATTAGATTATATGTAATTTTAAACTCTAAATTTAAAGAATCCCAATCCCATTTACTATCTTTCTTTTGATAACTAGGAACTTCATCAAACATAAGTCTTCTCCAAATAAAGTTAGCAGTTGTAAAGTCAGTTATTCTACCACTTCTAGCAATTTGTGTTGCAAACATAGGTATTCTTATAGAATGATAGAATGATTTTATAGCAGTACGATACTGATCATCAATCAATAGTTTTTTCTTACATTTTATCCAAGAATTAGAACTAATATGTGATGAAGCATGTCTTAATTTTTTTAAGTCTAAGTTAAACTCATATTTTTTATCTTCTTTTAACTTAGCCCAGTCTGGTGCAAAGATACATTCAAGATTATTCATACGATGCCAATCTAAATCCTTTTGAAATCTATCTGGTGTATAAATGTGAATGTTATATGTAATAAATCTATGATTCATATTATAAGAATACTCGTCTTGCACAGTTTCTTTTAACTCAATTGCTTCTACTGAATTATTTGCAACTATAATAATATCCCAGTCAGATGCTGAATCATAATTACCATAAACACGTGAACCAAAAATAGTTACGTTAAATACTCGACTTGGATGTAGACCGGAAATCTTGATAACATCATCTAATTTGGGAACCCATTTGAATGTTGCGGGTAGTAATTTTACCATATTTTTTTACTTAATAATTTCTTTAATTTTTCTTCTCTAATTTGAGACTTTGTTTTATAATACTTTCTTGATTCAAAGTAACCTACCGTAATAATCATTTCACCATTACCTTTTTTTAGCATTAGTCTCCAATCTTCTTTCTCTTCTTTTAAATCAATAATCTTAAATTCTGTTCCTTTCTTTACAAAAAGTGTATTAGGTTTACTAGTATGACTATGTATGTGATTTGATTTGACATAACCATCCCAATAAAAATCTTTTGTCGTTACTATAATTTCTTGTTCTTGTGGTACATCATATACTGACTTATCTAGTTTCCAATCTTGACCTAAAATTTTTGCTTTTATAAAGACAACATAAAAACATATGATAGATAATAATCCAATACCATAAAAAATAGTAGGTTCATAACTAATCATAAATGTAGAACCAACAACTAATAGTAAAACAAGTAATGAGTTTCTATCTTTGTATAACCACTTATCGAATAAGTATAATTTGTTTTTTAACATGCTAGGTGAAATGTACATTCGTTACTATTTAATACCTTATTTATTTGTTCTTGTCTTTTGTAAGTTTTCATTATATTAGAGACTTTATGATAGTAAGTTCTTAAACTATCTCTTCTTTCTTCACTTCTCCAACGAATACTATTATCATATAGATACTCTATCTCATCAAGAACATCTTGATAAGTCATAATAGGTTTAGAATAGTTATCTCTAATTAGAACAATAGATTGTGTGTTTGGGTCTGAATAAAATGAACTTATATCTTCACATAACATATCATCACAATCAGTTATGAAAGGGAAATTCATCTTTCTTTCTATTACTTTAAAGGCAATGCCATGTCGCTGTATAATTTCCATTTCACAAAGATAGTATATTTTTCCTATTTATTTAATTTTTTTTTCAATTATTTTTTGTACTTTTGTAAAACAAATACGAAATACAAGTATATATATATATCTTTGTAGAATGATAGGCGATTTAACTCAGTCTGGTAAGTAGTAGCTCGCTCATAACGAGAAGGTCGGGGGTTCAAATCCCTCAATCGCCACCACAATTAAAAATAAAAATTCAAAATGGAATTAAACGATATTAAAAAAGATTTATACAAATCTAAAGCAATGGCAAAATTAAGTCACTATGTTAGTGGTAATCTTTACTATACAGTAGAGTTAGCTGACGGTGTTTATCAATTTCCTATCGCTACTGTTGAAGTTGGAAATTGTGGATTTGATAATAAAGGTGACGAAGTATTAGAAACCAGATTATCTTCTGATTTAGGCACAACTACATTCGAGTCAGAAATGAAAGGTTCAGATTTAAACAGGTGGATCAGCAAAGCTGTAAGTAATGGTGAATTCACAAAAATTCGTGAAGTTGTGGTTAGTGAGTAACACAACTTCACTTATTGTTTAATAAAAAGTCCTCATATGAGGACTTTTTATTTTATTTTTAGATTGGCGATTTTACTTGGATTAGAATGTTTGGTGGTGAAGTTGAAGCAAGAAAAGAAGATGTTGTTATTTTGGAAAGTTGGTATCAAAGAACGATTAAACCATAATTTTTAAAAGTTTTTTACACGGAACTTAATTTGAAACACTAATGTAGTATTGTGTATAACGTCTGATGATAAACAATCGTTTTAATGTTGTTTATCATTTGTTATATTCAGTTTTTAATATATATAAGATATGGAAATAAAGAGAACAAATTTTATCAATGCAACATCTATTTTTTATGTTAAAAAAGAAATGATTCTTCAATGTTATGATGAGAACAACAAAAAATTGAGATTCTGGTATGAAACTCTAACGGGAAAACTTTTAGTATATGGGGATTATAAAAAAGTTAATATTTTATGAGTTTAATAAAAAAATTTTTTAGTTTCAATGAAAACATCTCAGATGATAAAATAGATTTATCTAAAAAATATCATAACATAATCTTTCTTGAGAGATTACCAGATTACCTATACAATATTCGTGATACTTCAATAAACTATTGGGATGATACATTAGAAGCGTTTCCTTATGAAAAAGAAGAAATAGATAAATCAATACCACTACTCACTACACAAAAATACCTATCTAAAAATTTTATCGATAGTTTAGATGACCAAACATACAAAAAGTCTGATATAATTTTAGTTGAGGATAAACATCAGAATTTGTGGATAATGGATGGACATCATAGACTATTTTTTGATAGAAGTAAAAACAAAAATTCATTTGCATTTATAATACCTTTTAATGATATCGAAGAAATAGAAAAAATTTGGTATAGTAATAATTAAAAATATTATGTATAACGATACTCAGATATATTTAGGCAACTACCTTCAATGTTGTGGGTACACCACAGAATCCAGCGATGAATTTTTCTACTTATTATATAACAATTAATGACTGTACAGGAGTTCAGAGGGAAAGAAATCATACGACAACAGTTGCTTCGCAAATTCCTAAAATTGGTGAATGTAGATAATTATGAAAAAGAAAAATTCGTGAAGCGATGGTTAGTGAGTAACACAACTTTACTTATTATATGAAACCCTTACTTGAAAGAGTAAGGGTTTCATTTTTTATTTTATTTTTAAATTATCAAGTTCACTTATTATATCATCAAGATAATCATTATACTTTTTAATATTTACAAATTTCTTATCAATTCTTTCAAAGAAATCTTCTATACCCGCAACTTTATCGGTTATTTCTTCCATTTTATCCCAAATAAATGGCATTCTTATATCTTCTCTTTGGTAACTATCAAAAAATTCAGGAAACCTAGAAATTGCCATTTCTGCACTTTCTACTTCTTTACCTGGTTCACATTCTACTAAAAATCCACCATCATAAGGTTCTCCTACTAATTTAAGACCTACTCGATCAAGCAATTTCTTAGCAAAATCATAATCAACATCTTTATTTTTAATCTGATCCGACCAAATTATTATCTCACCTTTCTTATAAGAAGGCTGTCGTAGAGGTATAGCATTCTCAAATAATTTTATGTATTTCATAAGAGTATATATTAAATTTTAAAAACAAAAATTATATTATTATTTAGTTATATATCATGATGTTGCATGAAAGTGAATATATAGATAATGTGGTATGTTTATATTTTAGAGTGTAGTGATTTGACGTTATATACCGGTATAACCAATAACGTAGAAAAGAGAATTGATACACATAATAAGAAGAAAGGTGCTAAATACACCAAGACAAGAACACCAGTAAAACTGATGTATCAGTGTGAATTTGAAACAAAATCTTTGGCAGCAAAAGAAGAGTGGAGAATTAAACAACTAACAAGAATTCAAAAAATTTCTCTAATAAATCAAAAATAATTCTTATCTTTGCTATTATGAAAACAATATTTCTTGACATAGACGGCGTTCTAAACGTAGATTATGATGATAAAGACCAATTCGGTCATATCTTCAGGGATGAATACGTCCAGAACTTAAAGGAAATTATTGAAAAAACAGGTGCGAAAATCGTTATCTCTTCCACTTGGAAAGATAAAGGTATTCAAAGAATGTTAGATCTATGGAAAGAACGTCAACTACCAGGTGAAATTATTGATGTAACACCAGATTGTGTAGATGTATGTGAATCAACCAATATAGTTTATTATGACCAAGTAAAAAGAGGTCATGAAATTAAACTTTGGTTAGATAGACACCCAGAAGTAACCCAGTATGTTATATTTGATGATATACAAGATTTCCTGGACGAACAACAAGATTATTTTGTAAATTGTTCAACAGGAGAACCAGTAAAACCTTGGAAATTAGGAATTCCAGGACTAAAAGAAGAATGTAAAATTAAAGCAATAAATATATTAAACATGAAAGATAAAATAGAATTTTCGGAATTTTTAGATGCTTCATCTAAATTAGAAATTAAAACAGGTAAGATTATATCAGTAACAGATGTACCTAAATCAGATAAACTTATTAAGTTAGAAGTTGATTTTGGTGAAGATACACCGAGAGTTGTTGTAACAAACATTAAACCTTCTTTAGGTGAGAACTACGTTGATAAATTAGAAGGGTACTCTTTCTTGTTCATAACAAATTTAAAACCTGTTAAGATGATGGGGATTGAGTCACACGCGATGATTATGCCAGGTGAATTAGAAAATGGTACACCAGTATTTGTGGTAAATGCCAAACCAGGCACTAAAATACTATAATGAAACTAATTAAGGTAGGAGATTTAATTCATAATCACCTCGGTGGGAAATCTACCGAGGTTTCCTATGTTATGGTAGATACTGAAAATAAATTCTATAAAAAAATATTAAATAATAAAGAATTTATAGATAAGTATTCTATACAAAGATGTAAAGGTATTGTAAATCAAGAACCAGCTAATGTAGATTTATTAGAAATAGATCAAATAGTTACAAGTAATCAAAATGTAGGAATTATGTCACTACAAAAAACATCAAAGATTATTGAGATTATTGATGATCTAATTATTACAGATTCAAACCTTTTTATTGTTGATGATATAAGTTTCTATAGAGATAAAATTTTAAGTAAATTAGGAATATGATAACAACACAATCAACACACACCAGTTATAATCAAGCAAGCTTTCATTTACCTGCTTACAGTAAGATTTTAAATATATTTTATGACAATGATCAATTTACAATTTTATATGAATATGACAGTAACGAAACAGAAAGCAAAACATTTGTAATAGAATTTTGGAATGAAAGAAGTAGTAATAGTGCTATTTATGAACCATCATTTGGATTTAACTATTGGGGAAGTATTACAAAGACAAATCCAACTTTAGATAGTCAATCAAGTGGTGCCGGAATGAGTACAAATATTTCATTCAACTTGATTACTTTTACGAGTAATTTTCATATCTTTGTAAAAGAAATTTTATCTACTGCAGAAATGAGAGATAAGAAAATTGAAGAAATAATTTAATATATAAATTATGATAACAAAATTTAGTAGTATAGTGAACGAAAGTTCAACAGCAAAATTCAAAATTGGTATCGATATACACGGAGTAATCGATGCAATTCCAGAATTCTTTGTATTTTTAGCAGACTCTGTTATAAAAAATGGTGGTGAAGTGCATGTAATCACTGGAGGGGAATGGACAGATAAATTAGAAAAACAACTACACGGTATAAACTATACTCATAAATTCTCAGTTTATGATCACCTATTAAAAACCGCAGAAATCTTAGGTGAGATTGAATTTCCGGATGGAACTATTCAGAAAAAATTCGATGATGTTTTATGGGATTCAACAAAAGCAGAATATTGTAAAGAAAATAATATAGACCTTCATATTGATGATACTTTATGTTATAATGATTACTTTACTACACCATTTGCAAGATTGTGGTCTCACAACGGTAACGAAAAATCTTCACATAAAGATATTAGACACTTAGACTAAACATTTTTTAATTCTCACATATAATCTAATATGGAAGAATTAAAAATTATAAGCCTATTCTCAGGGTATGGCACTCAAGAACTAGCACTAAAGTATAGTGGTATTAAATACCGTAACGTCGCAAATTGTGACATTCTTAAATCAGCAAACGAAGCGTACGACTCACTACACACTACCGAACAAGGTAATTTAGGTGATGTATCTAAAGTTGATGAAAAAACTTTCCCACATTGTGATTTTTTAACATACTCATTTCCCTGTCAAGATATATCTATCTCTGGTGTACAACGTGGTATTGAAAAAGGAACACGAAGTGGTTTATTATACGAAGTAGAAAGAATCGTAGAACATAATAAACCAAAGTATCTACTAATGGAAAATGTGAAAAATTTAGTTTCAAAAAATCACATCAAAAAATTTAATGATTACATTGAAAAACTTAACTCTTTAGGTTATGGTTCAGCTTGGATGGTACTTAATGGTGCCGACTTCGGCTGTCCTCAAAATAGAGAAAGAGTTTTCATGTTTTCAGTATTAGGAGAATCTTCTTTAGATGTTTCTAATAAAATGATGAGTGTTCACAATCATAAAAAAACTAGAGTTCCAATGAAACCATTTATTGATACAACTGCGGATAATAGTTTATTTATTACACCACCTTATGAAATAAATACGCCTAAACTAAACTCTGTTTGTAGAATGATTGCTCGAAGAAGTGATATAAAATATGATCAAACAAGAAGAATCTACTCAATAGATGGTTGTTCACCTTGTTTAACTACATCAGGTTCACCACAAATTATGTTAGATGATAAGAAAATTAGAACTTTAACTGCAAGAGAAGGTTATCGTTTTATGGGAGTTAAAGATGAGGATATTGATAATTTACTAACTACAAGTTTAACAACTAAACAACACGTAGCACTAGCTGGAAATTCAATATGTGTTCCAGTAATGCAAGCTATCTTTGAACAATTTTTCACAGAGTATATGAACTAAAAAAACCCACTTTCGAGTGGGTTCTTCATTTTCCTATTTTTAAAATTATCTTATGTTCTGCTGAACGAGTTATTCCTTTTATAGTATAATCTTTAAGGCCTTCCATTCTCACAAATCTAAGTAATTTAGTTAATCTACTACTATACAACTCCTCTGGCTTACCGTTCTCAGTAAACTCAAGTAGGTATTCCATGAATACATCCTTATTTTCGTTAAATTCTTTCAAGTACCTCATAATTATTTTCCTTATGCTATATATAAATAAAAATTACCTAAAAGTACCTTTTTAAGACTTTATTGTGTTTTTCTTCAAAAAATCAATAATTATTCTTTCAAATAACTTATTTTTATCATATCCTACCTTATCTAGATGTTCTTTGTAACGTGTAACAATTTCATCATCTAATAAAAGAAATATATTTTTCTTTTCCATATTATTATATATATAATAAAATTATATAAAAGTTATGATGTTTAAAATACTAAATCAATCATTATACATATGTGATACTATGGGGAATCTTGGTAGAAAAATATCTGAAAATGTTGCCTTTGGTACATATGATGAATCACAGAATATTTTTTTAATAACCAGTATAGATGGTAAATTAGAAACTAAAGATATTGGTGGTAATCCGATAAGAGTTTTATCACACGGTGTATTAGAAGCAAGATTTTCAGGAACAGATATTCTAGTTCGTAAGAAAGATGGTAAAAATGTTCTTATAGATAAAGTAGGAAATATTAAAAGATATTTTTAAATTATTCTTAAATATCTAGGAGTTTCAAAATCATAAGTTTGAATAGAAAGGGCGTGTCTCATCATTTTGGTAATAATATCATTACCTAAATTTGGATCCACTTTATATATCGTTGCGATAGAAACTAATATTTGTAAAGATTGTAATTTGGATATTAATTTATTTTTAATATTACCATCTTCCTCTTCAGTTTTAGATAAATCAGTATATTTAATAACTTTATCCCAAGAAGTACCAGTAAATTCACCTTTTTTAATATTTGGAATTTGCTGAGTAGAAGGCATTTCCATAATATCAACACCATTTGCAAATTCTCTTAGACTAAGTAATTCATTGTATAAAATACTAATAGAATTTCTTAAATCCATAAGAGTTCTTTTTTTAAGTTCAGAATGCTTCTCTATCTCATCTAAATTAAACCTTTTATCATCTTTATAAATATCTAATATAGATTTTATTGCAGTAAAAGATATTTTTCCATGTCTCGACGAAGAACCAATTACCTCACCATCAACATTTACAGAGTTGCCAGTATTTGATGAGTCAATAGTAATATCTCTATTTTTTCTAATTGTATTTTCTTCTCCATCTGTAGTACGTTCTTCACTCCATTTAGATATGGTAGAAATTTTTGACCCAATTCCTTTAGTAGGATCTTGTGTTATTCTAAAATATTTAATATCAAAATCAGGTAGTTTTTTATTTCTTTCTTTATTTACAATTATTTGAAATGTTTCCTTACCAGATTTTATCTTTTTAAGTGATATTGGTATTAAAATATTACGATCAAAATAATCATCCATAATATTTATTAAATTCTCTAAGGGTTTCAAAGAATCTATACTAATCTTACAATCCTCAATTGCTTTATTTAATTCTGTAATAAAGTCTGTCTGTATAATATAAACATCTGCTGGACAAAATTTAGAAAAATTAATAGAAGCTGTCTTATTTGAACCATTTTTATTTTTACCAACCACTTTTTTATTTTTTAACTCATTGAACTTTTCTATCAATAAACGAACAGGTGACTGTTTATCATTATTAGACTCATGAAAAACAGAATAACTCTTTCCCGTTGAAAACTTACCTCTAAATTTTAATAACTCCTCAGGTACTTTAACAAAAGTATTGAACCAATCTCTATTAGAAGATAAACTATCTAACATATCTTCTGTGATTACAACATTACTATCTAAATAAATATGAATTCTTTTTAATGCTTCCGCATCTTTGTTACAATAACTTTCCCAAAAATCTAAAACTTCAGAAATAAGGATAGGTTTTTCAGGATACTTTAACTTATATGCTATAAATAAACATTGAATTGCTTCATATTCCCTAGTTAAAACACCTGGACCAACTGCACCAAATTCTGTAGTTTTCTTTATTTGATTTAGTCTAAATTCTTCTTTACCAGAAACAAAAACATCTTTATATCTAGGCTTACCGAATAACTTAGCACCTTTAATATCATCATAAGTATTAGTATTTCCTTTCTTAATAGCATTTGCTGCAATACTAGGAACTACATCCTCACCATCAACTTTTATATGATCAATAGTTCGTTCACCTTCTCCTTTTATAGTTAATTTAACTTCTGGCTCTTGTAATTTCTTTATTAAAGCATTACCCCTCTTTTCACCACCTCTACTCTTTTCTAACTCACCTAGGTTAAGTTCAACTTCTTCAAAAAATTTAAGATACTTTAAAACTCTCATAAACTATATATTAAAAAAATAATTGACTTTTCACATAAAAAAAAATAATATATACATTATGAATAATAAAATATCAAAATACGACGAATTTTTACTAGAAAAAGACATGATGCTTTTATTAGAAGCAACAATTGTACTAGATGATAAGTTTTATGACTTATTGAAAAAAATAAAATCTCCAGTTGCATCTGAATTATTAAAATTAGACGGTGAAGAGGTAGATACTAACTATAACTATATCTCATATGATGTAGATAAAGAAGATAAAGTATTCTTTACACCAGATGATAAAGCAAAAAAAGTAGAAGATCCTAAAACAATTAAAAAATCTGACATGAATGTTGGTAGATTTGTAAGAGCAATTCTAACCAAAGCAGGCATCGAAGTTAAACCAAAAGATCTTGAAGATTTTGTAAGTAAATATAAAGCAACTATCTTAATAGAGAAAGAATCTTTTACAAGATTTGAAATAGTTAATGGTAACGATATTAAAAAATGGTATCACGTAGAAAATTACGATAAAGAATTAGGAACACTAGGTTCTTCCTGCATGAGATATCCAAAATGTCAACAATTCTTATCAATCTATTCCGATAATCCGGATAGAGTATCACTTATTATATTAAGATCTGTAGAGAATCCAGATAAAATTACAGCTAGAGCACTTCTTTGGTTAGATGATAAAGGAAGAAAATTTATGGACCGAGTTTATATTATAAACCATTCTGATACTGAATTATTTATAGACTTTGCAAAAGAAAACGAATTCTATTATAAAATGAATCAAACATTCCACACAGGTGATCCTATTATGTTTAATGGAGAACAACTTGAAAGAGAAGATAGCTGGGTTTATGTTACATTAGAACAATCAAATTTTGATGATTATCCTTATATGGATACACTGAAATATCTTCTAAGAGACAAAGGACAACTTAGTACAAACTATAACTCAAACTACGATGCAGAACTAACTAGTACCGATGGTGGAGATGGTTCTTGTGATAATTGTGGTGGAAGAGGTAGTTTTGAATGTGAAGAATGTGATGCAGGAGAAAGACAATGTTACAGATGTGATGGAGAAGGAGAACAAGAATGTTCTGAATGTGAAGGTGATGGAACAGAGAACTGTCCAAAATGTGATGGAGATGGTGAAGTAGAGTGTCGTGATTGTGATGGTTATGGCGAAGTAGAGTGTGAAACTTGTGATGGAGACGGAACTGATGAAGAAGGTGAAGAATGCACTGACTGTGAAGGAAATGGGAAAAAATCATGTGATGATTGTCATGGTGATGGTAGATCAACTTGTGATAAATGTGACGGAGAATGTACAGTAGAATGTAAAGAATGTGGAGGTCGTGGTCTAGAAGAATGTGGAAGATGTGATGGTGATGGAACATCAGAATGTGATGAATGTGGAGGTAGTGGTAGAGTTGATTGTTATGAATGTAACTAAATTATGATATACTTGAAGAAATTTAATGAGTCTAAAAGACTTACAGAAGATGATGTAACTTATTCAGTATTAGAAATATTGGATGAAGGTTTTACTTTTAATGGAGATCTTTCTAAAATGATTGCACACTTTAACTTTACTAGTACAGTGCGATTTTCGAGCACACCAGTGAATATGCTTTCATTTGTTAGAAGATGTGATACTAATAAAAATGAAAGAACTGATAGATTTAACGTACCAAGTGATAAAGGAAGATGGATTTTACAAGCGACCGGTATCGAAAGAAATGGAGACTATAGTGGATTTCAATATGGTAATGTTTGGAGAAAGAAAAACTATGAAATTCCTAAAGAACAAGAGTATCTTCGTTACATAGGATTTGAATCTGCAATTAAATTACTAAGACTAACCGATTATAAATATGTAACTTTATCAATACATTCAATTCCTAGTGGTGGAGCACATAAAGAAGACTTCTTTACAACCACCGAATGTATTAAGTTTACATTTAGTAATGATTGTTACACTTCTCCAATATCAGAAGATTAAACTTTTTAATTTTTTTTCATAAAATATTTATGATAACAATTATAGCTGCAGCCGGAGAAAACAATTCTTTAGGTAAAGACAATGACTTAGTCTGGCACTTACCAGACGATTTTAAACGATTTAAAGAACTTACATCAGGTAATCATATACTTATGGGTAGAAAGACGTTTGAAACATTCCCTAAACCTTTACCTAATAGAACACATCTAATTATAACAAGACAAAATGACTATTCAGTACCAGAAAAATGTTTCACATTTGATAGTATTCAATCTGCATTAGATGAAGTATTGGAACATTCGGATAATAATATTTGGATAATAGGTGGCGGAGAAATCTACAAACAATCAATGGAAATTGCGGATAGAATTGAACTAACAAGAGTTCATTCAGAGTTTGAAGCAGATACTTTCTTTCCAGAAATTGGGGAAGAGTGGGAATTAGTTAAAGAAGAATACCATCCAGTAGATGAAAGACACAAATATGACTTTAGTTATCTAACTTATGAACGTCTTCCATAATTTATTACTTGTTGTTGAGTTCTATCATCTTTATCAGAAGCAGCAAAGTATTTTATTACATCAGGATTTTTGAAATTAGACATCAATTCATTATTACGTAAACTATGATCTCTAAGATCTAATCTTTTCATATGATGAAAATCACCAACTATTCTTTTAATATTTAACTCTGGATTTTCTTTGTATAACCAATAAGGAACTTTAACATAGAAAAATCCTTCTTTCTCAGGAACTTCTCCTAAAATTTCAATTTGTGAAGTTGGTAAAGTACCCTTGTGGAAAGTAACAGAATAAGGTCTTGCATTATCACCAAAAGTTGCAGTATCTGGTGCAAACTCTTTTATATTCAAGATTTCAATTGACTTCTCATTTTGTTTAGTAATAAAATAGGCACCAATTATAGCTCTTTCATCAGATAAATAAGTAGCTTTATCAAAATCAAATTCAATATCATCTCTATAAATGTGTTTATCTAATGGTTTATACTCTGAATAAAACTTCTTAGGTTCGATATATTTTTTAGATCCTGGATCAGATAACTTATAATAACCAATAAATTCATTATACTGGTCTGACTTTAATATAAATATCTTTTCACCTTTATCATTGATCCATTTAGTACCAAGTTCTGGCATAGCTTCAACTCCTTCAAATATTTTAAACTCTTTAATAAATCTCATTATAAAAATTACTTTTTTGTATATATTAAAAATTAAATGTAACTTTGTAGTATGAGAAATAAATTTGACCTTAATAAACCCGTTTATCATAAATCTTATGGTAAAATGTCTATACAACGTTATTTAGAAGCTAACCTAGATGAACCAGATACAGAAAATCAATATGATTGTGAGTATAGTGGTTGCCTCGCTGACGTTGTTACAAAGTATAATAGAAATGCGCGTCTTTTTAAAGAATCTGAACTAATGTCAGAAGAAGATTACATGGTGTGGGAGCTTGCGGTTAAAAGAGAAGAAAAGTTAGAAAATATATTGAAAGAGGAATAATACTCTCTTAATATATAAATAATGAAAGTAAAAATATTTCTACTTATATCATTATTATTCATATCTTGCTCAAAATCAAAAGATCAAGAAATATATCCACAATACCCTTATAATTTTAGTCAACAAGAGATTGATGTAATGAATGTTACTAATGTTTATAGAAATCAAATAGGACTAGATACTTTAAAAAAGATTCAACATATTGGTTATATAAGTGAAGAACACAATATTTATATGATTGAACAAGATACAATGACACATGACTATTTTCAACAAAGATCAGATAACCTAATTAGAACATTACACGCAGAACGTGTAGGTGAAGTTCTAGCTTATAATTATAATTATCCGCAGTCTGTTTTAAATGCGTGGATAAATTCACCATCACATAAAAAAATAATAGAAGGTGATTTTACTAACTTTGGTATTGCAATAAAACAAGATTCTATTGGACGTAAGTACTATACCTTTATTTTTGTTAAAATTTAAGGAAAAGGAATTTCACTATTGAATATATAATGAAAAATAAATTCCTACGATGAAAAACATACTAATAAATTGCAAGATCACTTATCAACAAGAATCACTTAAAAACACTTTAACCGCAATTTTTTATGAGCATTCGAGGAACCAATTTATTACATTATCAGGTAGAATATCCGCAGAACTAACACAAGATTTATACCACAATAGTACACATATTTCACAACTAGATTTCTCTAATTTTAAAGAGGAATTAGAACCTAGTGAAGAAGAAATGATACAAATTTATCAAGAACTTCTTTCAAAGAAAAATTCTGGTAGTTCACTAAGATACAAAGTTTCTAGACTTGAAGACTTTGAAGTAAAAGCATTTGAAATATTATCGGAAAAACTTGTTTCTTATTTTAGAAATGAAAAATTAAATTCTATTGGAGTTTAATATTTATTTTGTATATTTGTTTTATATAAATAGATATGAGTAAGATAAACGATAAAACAAATGAAATAGTTTTCAATGGACTATTTGAAAAAGGAATGATTTTTCAAGAAATGCTAACATTTTGGTTAGGAATTTTAGATATAACCGATAATGGTATAATAATTACATTAGAAGGTAACCGTATCAGAGAAATGAAACTTAAAAAATATACTAGCGAAGAACTTACAAAGTTTATGAAGTATAGTACACAGGATAACTGTTGGTTAGACTACCAAAAAACAGACATTGATGTGGTACACGATTGGTTTACACAAAAAGCTACATATGATACTATAGAAAATAGAAGAGATTTAAAAATTGATCTATTGACATAAAAAAAAATTAAAAATCCACTAAACAAAAGTGGATTTTTTTTATATATATCAAGAATAAATTTTAATCAGGGTATTTATACTTTGATTAAAAAAAAAATCTTATATGACAAACACTTTAATGTACAATTCTCTAGTTCAGAAACTAAGAGAATTTTTTTTGGAAAAAAACTTCGTAGAAGTACCAACACAATCTAGACTATCAATTTTAGCAGCTTGTGAAAACCCACACTCAGTATCAACCTTTGAATACAATGGTGAGATATGGCCTTTACCACAAACAGGGCAAATGTGGCTCGAGTATGAACTTCTAAAAAATCCTACTTGGGAAGGAGTTTTCTGTGTATCTACAAGCTACAGAGCAGAAAAAAATCCAATTCCTGGAAGACATGAACTAATCTTTCCAATGTTTGAGTTTGAATCAAAAGGTAAATATAAAGATTTAATTCTATTAGAAAAAGAACTTCTTGAGTATTTAGGATTTGGATCACCTGTTGAAATGGATTACAATAAAACTTGTAAAGAATATGGAGACGTATCAATTTTAGAAAATGAACATGAAAGTAAAATGTGGAATGAAGTAAGTCATTGCGTTTCTCTTCAAAACTTTCCATTAAGAACTAATCCATTTTGGAATATGAAAAATCAACAAGATGATTTATTCAACAAAGTTGATGTAATATTATATGGACAAGAAACAATAGGTGCGGCAGAAAGAAGTTGTGAAGTTGACTCTATGAGAAAAATGTTTTATACAATAGAAAATGGTGGATATTCTGAAAAACTATTTGAATTATTTGGAAAAGAAAGAGTAGAAAAAGAATTAGAAGATTTCTTAAAATTTGACTTCTTTCCAAGATTTGGTGCAGGAATTGGTTTAACAAGATTAGCAAGAGCTATGGAGTTACTTCAAAAAGAAATAGAAAAAGAAGCATTTGAATTAATGCAAGATGTAGTATAAAAATAAAGAGAGACGAAAGTCTCTCTTTATTTTTTTAGTATTAAATCAATCTTTTGATCCCTAACATATGCAGTACTTTTTCTATAAAAATCTTCTATGACATTTTGAGCATCATAACCATATGATTGCATATCCATAATCTGTTCCCTTGTTAAAGGTAAAGTAATTCCTTCACAAACAACATAATGATTTTTATCAAACTCAATCTTCACTATTTAGTTTTACTTTTATATATGGAATAAGAATCCCATTTCTCATCATACCAGAAAGTTCTACCAGTATTATCTCTACAAGATAAACCTTTCTGATAAAATACCCACTTCTTAAACTCTTCATAATCAGAATCGAATGGATTAGTCCAATCAGTAAGCTGACCACCATTTAATGTGTAAGCTTTAATTGGAACATCTCTACAAAAATCTAATATATCTGGATTCTCTAGGATAATGGTTCTAGCAGATTCAAATGGATTTACATTTATATAATAAAGAATAGTAGAACGTAAGTAATTACCGATTCCATTAAAGTATTTTTGATTTAAAAGAACCTCACAAATTGGTTTATCAAATGCTTTCAGTTTTAAATTATCTAAAACATTACTTTTAAATTTATCAAACTCTTTTGTAGGGTCTGGTCCTCTTTTCACACCAGTGAATGCACCTAATCGGTATCTTGGTCCCATATATGAACCATAAAGTAATAAGGAATTACCATCATCCGTGTCAATTCTCATTCTAACAAACTTAGTATCATTCCAGTTTTCAGTAGGAACAAACTTCCAATTACCAGACATACCCATAAATACAGAGAAGTCTAATGTTTTTGTATCATTTGTTGTTTTTAATTGTAGTTCTTTACCAAAAGATTCTGCAATTACTTCAAAATCTTCGATTAGTTCAGAGTCGATTGGAATATTACCTTTCTGAACATGATATAATTTTGTAAATTTTCTTTTCTTTGAGTGATGATTTATATAATCACTCATAATTCTTACTTCTGCTAATTCTGGCATATTCTTTTTATTTTTTCTTTTCTTTTAAGTACTCTCATATTTCGTTTTGCTAATTCTTTAAGTCGTTTGGCCATAGTCTGATATGATTTCTGTGTATCCTCATCTAATTCAGTACCGATGATTGGTCCAAATCTATCAACATATGCTTGGTTTACACCAGAGTTATGATCAACTATTACTATATCTTTCATTATTTTAATAAATCTCTAATTACAAAATCTCTTTTTATGGCAGCTGGTAGTAAATTGATTATTTGTCTTTTGCTTGTTATTTTATTTATAGTTTCATAAGTATAAATAGTTTTCAATGGACTTTCATCTCTACTACTATAACCAATCGGTCTTTTTATTTCTTTATCTTCTAACCAAACCTTATCTATAATATTATTCACAACAGAAATCCAAATTGTATGTCTTTCATTAAAAACTAGTTTCCAAAACGAATTAGACTTTGGATGTATCTTAGATATTTCTATCCAACCATAAGTGCCGTCTTTTCTCTGAGCCCATTTTTTTACAACATTATCTAGTACCATATTATTAGTACCACCATCCATGTATTCATAAGGTTTATGAAAATCAGTTCTTGTAAAACCTATCTCTCGCAATTTACTATGTGTATTCATACTACAAATATAAAACAATTTTATTAAATATAATATAATTTCTATATCTTTGTATATAATTTCAACTTATGAAAACAATCGCAATTTATCCAGGCTCTTTTAATCCTATGCACGTAGGTCATTTAAACATTTTAGAGAAAGCAGAGCGTATTTTTGGAAGAGGAAACGTCATTACTGCAATAGGTATCAATCCAGATAAAGTAAATACTAACGATAAAACTTACCTATTTGAACAAGATAATAAAGCAAAACTTATTTCTCAAAAAATAAACAGAACTGTAATAACTTATAGTAAATTCTTACACGAACTTGTAGAAGATTATGAAAAAGAAGGTTATAATGTAGTTATAATTAGAGGTTTAAGAAATGGTGTTGATTTAGATTACGAAGTAAATCAAATGAGATTTATAAATGACTTTAAAAAAGATATAAATGTAGTTTACATTACTTGTGACCAAGAGTTTGAACATATTTCGTCTTCTGCAATTAGAAAGATTGAACAATTTGGTGGTCCAGATATGATAAAAAAATATATCTTGTAATTAAACTGTAGGTTTATTTAGATAATCTGTATAGTTTGCTACTATTGAATTTACTTTTTTGAAATCATGTGGTTCTTTACCAGTAAAATCAACATCTAAATAAAAAAGTAATTCAACAAAGTCTAAATTATATTTATTAGCAGTAGTTATAATTTTCGTATCTGATAAAATTTGAATTATTTTCTCTTGAGTTATAACATCATTCATATCCATTAGATAACCATTTTGTATCATCCATCTTTTTAATCCGTGAAATCTAACATAAACCTCTGCGGGTGAAGTTAAATAGTCGGTAGTATGTTTATCATCAAACATACTTTGAAACTGATCTCTAAAACTATCTACCGCATCAATTGCAGTTTTTTTACCTTCGGGATTCTTAATATCACTTATTTTATTTTTAATCGCTATTTCAACTAATTGCTTTGAATAAAAATCTATCTTACTTTGTAGTTTTTTCTTACCTTTATCGTTTTGAAGAACTATATCCTTGTCCAAAATATCAACAATATTAGTAAATTCACTATATGGTAATGAACTATTAGAATCTCTCATAATATCATCAACTAAGTGTCTAAGTTCATGATTTACAACCTGTTCTGATCCTAATGAATTAAGTCTTTGTTTATCAACAATAATTGCCTTTACCTTATTACCTCTTTCATCAAAGTGTCTCATATAACATGCCATAACACCTTTCTCACCACCTATAAACTCCATAGTTTCGGTATCAACACACACAAATCTAATCTCTTTAATTTTAGATACAATCAAATCTTTCTTTATTGAATCTAATTGATTAGTTGATAAAATATCATCTATTAAATTTTGTTTAAATTTAGTTATTAAAACTCCTTCTTTTGTAGTTGGTTTATTACTTATATCATAAATAATCTTGTCAGTTTCCTTAGTAGTAATTTTATGATCTTTAAGATAATATCTCAAAGTACACATAATTCCAATTCCAATTAAAAGTTGTCTCCAACTAATATCTAACTCTTCATTGACAATATCATAATCATTTATCGTTTTAATGTACTTCATAGTTTATATATTAAATATAATTATTATATTTGCAACTAAACTATAATAAAGACTATAAATAAGATGAATGATAACAACTATAAATATGTAACTGTGATGTTTCCATATCCTTCAGGTAGTGGTTTGCACTGTGGACATTGGTATAACTATGCGATTATGGATAGCTACTGCAGATACTTGAGATACAAAGGCGAAACGGTTTTTCAACCATTTGGATATGATTCATTTGGATTGCCAGCGGAAAACTATGCTAAGAAAGTAGGTAGAGATCCAAGAGAAGTTACCTACGAGAATATAGAAAATTTTAGAATACAGATGGATAACATGAATACTCAATATGAGGAAATGTTGATTACTTCAGATCCCAACTATATTGAGTACACACAATGGTTGTTTAAACAATTGTATGATAAAGATTTGGCTTATAAAAAAGATGGTGAAGTTGACTTCTGTAATAGTTGTGAAACTGTATTGGCTAGAGAACAAGTAAAAGAAGGTAAATGTGAAAGATGTTCTACAGAAGTAGAGAAGAAAACATTGAATCAATGGTATTTCAAAATTACCGACTATAAAGATAGATTGATTGCCGGTTTGGATAAGATTGACTTTCCAGAATCTACAATAAAGTCACAAAGAAATTGGTTGGAAAACCAACACGACTGGTGTGTATCAAGACAAAGAAGTTGGGGTTGTCCTATTCCTATTGAAGGAGAAACTGATACAATGGATACGTTCGTAGATAGTTCTATCTACACTATTATATACTGCTTGATGAAAGGTATCAAACCAAAACCAGTTGATTTGTATGTTGGTGGATCAGAACATGCTTGTATGCACTTGATTTATATTAGATTTATTACAATGTTTTTGTATGATATTGGCTTTATTGACTTTGAAGAACCAATTACTAAATTGGTACACCAAGGAATGATATTGAGTGAAGGAGAAAAAATGTCTAAGTCTAAAGGAAATGTAGTTAGTTTAGATGGTTATGATCCAGATGAAATTAGATTTTACTTGATGTTTATTGGTCACTACTTTGATGGTGGTTCTTGGTCTGATGAAAATATAATTGGAATTAGAAGATTTATAAATAGAATGAAAACGTGGTTGGATAAAACAGGTGAAGAAACTATTGATATAGAATCATTTAAGAAAACTATATTTGACTTTACAGATGCTTTTAAATTTAATAAAGTAGTAAGTTCATTTATGATTTTGATGAACCAAAATAAAAATAAATCATTGACTACGGAATGTAAAGAAGAATTGATACAATTGATTGAGATTTACATGCCTGGAATCCGAACAAAATTAAACTAAATATCATTTTTTTGATATAACTTGAAATGCAGAGTAATAAGAATAAAACATACTTTACTAATGATAAAGTAGTAAACGAAAGAATAAATAAATTTCTAGATAACTATTATATGAGAGATAAAGGTAGATTTTTTTTGAGAGAAAGATGGTTCTCACTATGTAGTGCTCATCAACAATATGATAAAGAGTGTAACACTTGTAATATTGGTACTTGGGAAAATGTATGGATAACAAATATAGAGAAAGTAGTATTTATAATATCACCTAAATTATATAGGTGGTTATTAAAATTTAAAAAAGTTGAGACAATAGATATTAAAAAACAAGATGAACCCAAAAAATACTACAGAAGAAATCAAAGAAAAAATTAAGAACGCACACTATCACAAATTTGGTGCAGTTGCACCAGATGGATTTGTTTTAATACCAAAAGAAACATTAGAAAGACTAAAATATTTTGAAGTTTGGAAAGAATGGAAACATAATCCAGAGATATTAGAACAATATGCAATTGATGATTTAAAAAAACAAGAATAATATGAAGAGATTTAGTGAATCAAATGAAGAAAAATTAAATTGGTCAACAGAAGAAGGTTGGTACTGGATACTTATTAATGGATATAGAACACCAACCCCTTGTTGGTTTTCACCAAGAAGAGATCCAGAAGACGAACCTTATTTTTTACCAGGTGGAATGGGAGACGGAAGTTCAATGGGTTTGTATGAAGATGATATAAAAATAATCGGTCCAGAAATTATTGAACCAAAATTTTTCTAAAATTATTTGGTAGATTAAAAATTAGTCGTATCTTTGTCAAACAATAAAGAAAACGGCTTTGTCAGGTGAGTTCTAGGATTCTAAACCCAAAGACCGAGGGTTCGATTCCCTCCATCGCCACAACAAAAGGAATAAAAGATAATATTTATGTTAAATTGGTTTAAAAAACTATTCAAATCAAAACACGTTGAAAAACGATTTATAGATGATTATGAATTTAATCAATTAAAAAAAGAAAGTGAAGACGAATTAAATCGAATACTGGAAAAGATTTCAGAAAAAGGTATGAAAAGTCTAACAAAACAAGAACAAAAATTTTTAAAAAATAAAAACAAGTAATTATGAAGAACACTTAGATTAAAAACAAACAAGAAGAAACAAAAATGATAATTATAACAAGATCAGATCTTAGTTACGGTTATCAAAGTCAACAAAGTTGTCACTCAATTGCAGACTTCGCATACGAGTTTCCACAACAATTTAAAGAATGGAAAACCACATCTAACTCTATCATCTGTTTACAAGTAAACAATGAAAAAGAATTAAATGACTTATACTTAAAGTTATCCAAACTTACCTCAGTCACAAAATTTTACGAACCAGATTTAAACGATGAACTCACATCTATTTGCTTATATGTAGATAAAGATGTCAGAAAGAAAGTTTCATATCTTCCACTATTGGGTAAAAAACCAAAACTTACTTATCAACAAGTTATCTATGATATGATAGCCACACCTCAAACTGATACTCAAAACGTATTAGAACACGGTATATCTGTTGCTAAACACTTTGACAAACTTATCAGTGGTGATACCGATAACTGGAAATTACCAACTTGGTTCACCGATAACAATGAGTTTTTACTTAACAACTTACATTCATTAGAAGATATTAAAGAATATCAAGTAATGCACGATTGTGGGAAAAGTTATTGTATGATAATTGACGAAGAAGGTAAAAGACACTTTCCAAACCACGCACAAGTTTCATTTGATACATTCTCAAAGATTTCTGATAACAAAGTAGTTGCGGATTTAATCTTAAAAGATATGGTATTTCATACTATTAAATCAGATGAAGTAGAAGATTTTGTTAAAAGTAATTCAATCGAAACCGTTTTAACATTATTAGTAACATCACTTTGTGAATTACACTCTAACGCAGCAATGTTTGGTGGGATTGAGAGTACCTCTTTTAAAATTAAATTTAAACAATTAGATAAAAGAGGAAAGCAAGTACTAAATTTATTAAAATAAAATCGTATATTTGCATTATAATATATAAAAAGAAAAGAGTTATGGCGAACGCACCTATCACATCAAAAGAAAAACTAGCTTGGGAATTTGCCCAAAGAGCTCATAAAGATCAAGTAAGAAAATTTACAGGAGAATCCTACTTTGATGCACACGTACAAAAAGTAAACGGTACATTAAAGTTATATACTACTGATGAAGCAACTTTAATCGCTGCTTTACTACACGATGTGGCAGAAGATTGTTATGATGATATTTGGGATGCTTATGCCGATGTAAAAGAACTTTTTGGTAAAGAAGTTGCAGATCTTATGTTAGAACTAACCTCTAATACAGATGAAATTAAACATAAATATAATGGTAGTAAAGTAACCTATTTAATAAATAAAATGTTAAATATGTCTGATAAAGCTTTTACTATTAAACTATCTGATAGATTTAATAACATTGCTGACGCATTTACTGCATCCGAAAGATTCAGAACTAACTATTACAATGAAACTTGTGCAATAGTTGATGCGATGGAACAAGGCAGAACCTTCACAAAAGTTCAAAGACAATTACTTGATGATATTAAAGCAAAACTTGATAATATCAATAGACTATTTAAAGTAAAAAAAGTAAACGAAATATAAACAAAAAATAAATAAACAACATGAGATAGATTGTAATCAGAGGTCCAACTTAATATTTTAACTTAGAAGATTAAAATTATTAAAAAATAACTAAAAAAAATATTAAAAAAATGGACACAAAACAAACAAACACAGGAGTAAATGAATTAGATATAAACTTGAAAAATCTAATGATAAAAGCAACACAAGTTGCTATTGATAAAAAGTATATAATAAAAGTTGACGGTGAAATAAACGAACACTTAGAGTGGATAAACTTTAAGATTGATCACTTAACACAAACCGGAAAGAAAAAGTTAGCAAGACGATTATTTCTTGTTGGTAAAAAAACAGGACAAAAGTCAATAAATAATTTCTTCTGGTACTTAAAACTTAAAAACGTTATTGACTTTAAAGTTGTATTAGAAACAAGTCAAAAAGAAAAACAAATTCAATTACTTAGAAAAGAATATGTTAAACTAAGATCTCAAGCCCAAGAAGCAAGATTAAAATATGTAGAAGAAAAAGGTAACTTCTACAAATCATAAAAAGAAAAACCACTCATTTGAGTGGTTTTTTTTATTATTTATTATTTATAAAAAATTCATTTAATGGTTTAAGATATTTGAAGTTTTTACTTTCATTTACATCAAATGGTTTACCATTAAGTAAAATCTTATTAGTAGAAGGATCATAATCAACTACAACATTTCCTTCTAATTCACCACCTAATATCTCATCTGAAAGTGGATCTTCTAGGTAATGTTGAATAGCTCTTTTTAATGGACGAGCACCCATTTTTTCATCATATCCCTTATCAATCAATAAATCTTTAAAAGCAGTAGTAATCTCTAATGATAAATTCATTGATTTTAATTTACTCTCAACTTTCTTAATTTCAATATCAATAATTTTATAGATATTTTCCTTTGATAAAGAAGAGAATATAATAATTTCATCAATTCTATTGATAAACTCAGGTTTTAATCTTTTACTTAACTCAGTTTTAATGATAGTTTTAGCATTCTCTTCTTTAACCATTGGTTTATCTGCACCAAATCCAACAGGTGTTACCATTTGATTAACTGCACTTGCACCAATATTAGAAGTCATAACGATAATAGTATTTCTAAAATCCACTTTTCTTCCTTCACCATCTGTTAAATGACCATCATCAAAAATCTGTAACATTATATCCATTACACTAGGGTGTGCTTTCTCTAACTCATCAAATAATATAATACAATAAGGCTTTCTTCTTACTTTTTCAGTCAATTGACCACCTTCACCATATCCTACATATCCTGGAGGAGAACCAATCATTCTAGCAACATTGTGTTTTTCTGCATATTCTGACATATCAACTCTAATCATTGCATCCTCAGAACCAAATACATTCTTTGCTAATGTTTTTACAGTGTGTGTTTTACCAGTACCAGTAGAACCTAAGAAAAGAAATACACCGGCTGGTCTATTAGGGTCTTTTAAACCCGCTCTGTTTCTTCTAATAGATTTTGCAATTTTTGTAACTGCCTCATCTTGTCCAATAATTTGCATTTTTAATTCACCTTCTAATCCTAAAAGTCTTTTACCTTCATCACCAGTTACCTGTGTAGGAATACCAGTTTTTAAAGAAAGTATTCTTTCAACATCTTCTTTAGTAATTGTAATTCTTGGCATATCTTTTGCACCTTTCTTAATTTCAATAGCTTTAACAACTAATTCATTTTCTCTTGGTCTTAAATCACCAGCTTCCTGATATTTTTGCGCTTTTAAAAATTCTGATTTTTGTAACCTTATTTCACCTAATTCTTTTTCTATTTCTATAAGTTCTGCAGGAGTATCTTTCTTAGCAGAGATTCGCATTTTTGCACCAACTTCATCCATTAAATCAATTGCTTTATCTGGGAAGTATCTATCCGAAATAAACCTACCTGATAAGGTAACACATGCTTCGATCGCATCATCATTATATGAAACTTTATGAAAGTCTTCATATTTATTTTTAATTTTCATTAAAATTTCAATTGTATCTTCAATTGATGGCTCTTCAACATTTACTTTTTGAAATCTTCTTTCTAATGCACCATCTTTTTCAATAGAATTTCTAAATTCATTATTTGTAGTTGCTCCAATTAAACGCATTTGACCTCTTGCTAGAGCTGGTTTAATTTGATTTGCCATATCAATCGGTACACTTTTATTTACCATTAAGTGAATCTCATCAATAAAAAGAATAATTTCTGGATTATCACTAAGCTCATCCATTAAAGCTTTTACTTTAGCTTCTAAACCACCTTGTCCTGCCATAATAGTACCCATATCAACAGATACAATTCTTTTGCCTTCTAATGCTTCTGGACAATCTTCTGTTACCATAAGTCTAGCAATACCTTCGATAATTGCAGTTTTACCAACACCTGGCTCACCAATAATAACTGGATTGTTTTTATTTTTTCTAGATAGAATCCATATAACTTGGTCGATTTCTTTTTGTCTACCTATTACAGGATCAAGTTTATCATCTTCCGCAAGTTTAGTCATATCAACACCATATGCGTCTAAGAATGGAGTTTTCTTTTTAGTTTTTGGTTGTTCACCTTCTTCTCCAGTAAATAACTCATAAAGCTTTAATTTCTTCATAAAAAAAATATTTTTAAGTATATATTATTATTTTATAATCAAAATCCTAATTTATACGAATTAAAAATAACAAAAACTTGTATGAGTAAGTTTGTTTATTTGAATTAAATGATATATTTTTGTAAAAGAAATTTAATATATAAACAAAATAAAAAATTAAACTATGGTAACACGTGTTGCTCCGAGCCCCACGGGCTTCTTCCATTTAGGAACCTTACGTACAGCATTACTTGTTTGGCTTCAAGCAAGAGCGAATAACGGTACATTCATTTTAAGAATTGATGATACTGACCAAGAAAGAAATAAACCAGAATGGATTGATTATATCTATGAGCAGATGGCAGATTTTGGATTAGATCATGACATCACATTCAGACAATCTGAAAGGTTAGACCGTTACAAAGAAGTTGCTGAGAAAATCGGTACTAAAACTGAGAACGGTTATGAATTAGATATGGGAGAGTACTCAATGGTTATCCTTAGAAATAACGGATTCCCTACTTACAACTTTTGTTCAATCTTAGACGACTACGATTATGATGTAACTAACATCATCAGAGGTGTTGACCACATTGCAAATGAGGTAAAGCAACACTTAATATGGGATAAGATTTGTGAAGTAGAAGGAGATAAAACATTTCCAGTTATCACACATGCTGGTTTACTTTTTGAAGGTAATGCTAAATTATCTAAGAGAAAAGGTAACGGTACTACTGCAGACTATCAAGACTTCAGTAAAGCAGCTATGCTGAACTGGTTATTCAAATTTGGTTGGTCACATCCAGATCCTTTGTTTGATAAAAAACATCCTACATTAAGTATGGACGAAATGATTTCACTTTTTAACGAAGGAAACATTTCAGATAGAAACTGTAAAATTGATAAAGCTAAGTTAGCTTTCTTAGATAAGAAATGGAAAGCAATTGAAAGAAGAGGTAACACTGCAAAAGAAGTAGTTGTTGAATCAAAACTTTTAAAATTTGACGAGTTCAATAAATAATAAAAAAGCCTTACAAAGTAAGGCTTTTATTTTTTATAATCAATTTTATTATATATATTTGTAAAAAATAGAAATCATGAGTAAGTATAACAGAACATATCATTTACCCTGGTCACCAGGATCAACAAATGATGATAGAATATCTGATAGTGTAGAATCATTATTAGGTACTGAAATCGTTATTACTGAAAAGTTAGATGGTGAGAATTGTGGAATGACAGATGAAGGGGTTTATGCAAGAAGTCATGCAACTTTTACTACATCACCTTGGTCAAGAGAAGTTAGACAATTACATAAATTATCAGTTGAAGATGAATTAGGAGACGGTGTTTTCTTATTCGGAGAAAATATGGAAGGTATTCACTCTATTGAATACACTAACCTAGAATCATACTTCTATATTTTTGGTATAAGAGATAATGATATTTGGATCCCTTGGGAAAAAGTAGAAGAGTATTCTTATCTATTAGATATACCAACTGTACCTGTTTTATTCAAAGGAGTCGTAAATTCTTCTAAAGAATTACAACAAATTGTAGAAGATTTAGTAAGTAAACCATCTGAATTAGGTGGACAAAGAGAAGGTATCGTAGTAAGAACGGCAGGAATGTTTCATAATGACGACTTTGCAGATAACGTAATGAAATGGGTAAGAAAAGGTCACGTTAGCACGGATGTTCACTGGACCAGAAATTGGGAAAAGGCAGAAATAAAAAGATAAACTTTGTTTATCTTTTTTTGTATAAAAAATAAAATAAAATAAAATTATGGCATTAAGAAATTTTGGCTTAATTACTCAAGGAGAGTATGAGGGTAAAACTATCGAAGAAGCAACAAAGTATGCACAAGATGGTGGATTTACAGTAAGAATAACTGAAGAAGATGGTCAGTCAAAGATGTTAGAAATGGACGCAAATCCTAATAGAATAAATTTTAGAGTTAGACAAGGTTATATAGTTGACGCTTACGGAGGATAAAAAAAACCACTCATAATGAGTGGTTTTTAATTTTAAATAACTACATTTGTAAAAATTATAAAATCATGAAGACAAATCCAAAAATAAAAATACTTATCGGAGTACCTGCTTCCGGCAAATCTACGTGGGCCAAAGATTTTGTGAAAACAAATGATAATTGGACCAGAGTAAGTAGAGACGACTTTAGAGAAATGTTAAAAAATTCCGGAGTTGTAGAAAATAAAGTTGAGAATATAATCAATGAATTAGTAGATGCAACAATTGAACAATCATTACTTAAAAAAATGAATGTTATTGTCGATAATACTAATTTAAAAGATAAATATATTCAAAATATTATCGAGAAGTTTAAGTTTAGTGCCGATATAGACTATCAAGTTTTTGATATATCAAAAGACAAAGCGATAGAACGAGACAGACAAAGAGACAAGTCTGTAGGTCCAGTTGTTATCAATAAAATGTATAAAGAATATAAAATCTTAATGGATTCTTTCGACTTTCAACCAGTCAAAAAAATGACAAGACCTCACTTAACTCCAAACTTTAACTCTGTGAAACAAGGTGCAGTTATATTTGACATCGATGGTACACTTGCACTTATGGGTCGTAGAGGTCCATTCGATTGGATGCAAGTTTATAAAGATGATTTAAACGAAATTGTATCAGAACAATTACAATTTCATAAAGATAAAGGTAGAAAAGTAATTATCGTAACTGGTCGTGATGAAGTTTGTAGAGAAGTTACCGAAGAATGGTTAGACTTTCATGGTATTGAGTTCGATGAAATGTATATGAGACCAAAAGATGATTATAGAAAAGATACTTTAATCAAAAAAGAAATATATGAAAATCATATTAAACCAAATTATAACTTACTTTGTGTTTATGACGATAGATTAAGTGTTGTTGATATGTGGTATGACGAAGGTATATTCGTATTTAACGTGAACCAAGGAAATCATCAGTTTTAAGAGAATAAAACCGACAATGTCGGTTTTATATTTTTATATATAGATTATAAAAATTAAATATGATATATGAAAATATGGAAACAATTTAGAGATTATAACTATGAAGTATCTTCTGACGGAGAAATCAGAAATATAAAAACTAATAGAATACTAAAACAACGTCAACAAAAAGAAGGTTATCTATTGATAGATTTAAAAATACCGCTAGATGAAAATAAAAATAAAAATAAAACATTTCGATCACATAGAATTATTGCAGAAGTTTTTTTTGGTGCAAAAGAACATGGATGGGAAGTAGACCATATAAATAAAATAAGAAATGATAATAGATATAAAAATTTAAGATGGTTAGATAAAAGAGATAATTCAGCAAATAGAAAAATATGTGGAATAAAAAAAGACGAAATTACCGAAATTATTAGACTATATAATACAGGATATGATATAGAAAAAATTTATTTAAAAATAAATAGTAAAATTTTATAACTATCTTGTACTTTTACAATAAGTAAGCAGAGAACCTATCGCTGGAAACAGAGGAAGTTCGCGACTACAAAACCTAACTTAGGAGACTAATGTCGATTGTACTAAGGAAGTAGCAAGTCAAACAATTCGAGGGTGTCGGTTTCCCTTTGAGAACGGGTTGATGCAAAGATAAATGATGGGATAGAACAAAATCGCGGCTAAGCTCACTTACTTATATTTAAGAAAGAGACTGATATTTATAATATCAATCTCTTTAACTTTATATATAATACTATGAAGCATTTAAAAAATTTTAATGAGATAAACGAAGGTAAAAAAATTTGGACAAAAGAAAAATGTCAAGAAGAAGCTTTAAAATATTCTAGTAGAAGTGAATTTCGTAAACTCTCGGAGAGAGCATATAATTCATCACGTTTAAACGGCTGGTTAGATGAAGTGTGTAGTCATATGATTCCACTTAGAAACTTTAAAGGATATTGGACAAAAGAAAGATGTCAAGAAATTGCTCTTAAATATAATAGTAGAAGTGAATTTGGAAATAATGAACCTACTGCATATAGTATAGCAAGAATAAGAGGTTGGTTAAAAGAGGTATGTGACCATATGAGCTATTTAGGTAATCGTGTAAAGAGATTTGTATATATATATACATTTCCAGATAATGCAGTATATATAGGTTTAACATCTGACTTTAAACGTAGAAATATACAACATACCCTTGAAAATAGTAGAAAATCCTCAGTATATGATTATATCAAATTAACAGGACTTATACCAACTTCTAAATTATTAACACCAGAACCTATACCTCTTGATGATGCTGTGAAGATGGAAATTAATCTTATTAAAGAATATAGAGATAGAAACTATAAGGTTTTAAATACTTCTAATGGTGGAGATGTTGGTGGTAACTATCTTATATGGACTAAAGAGAAATGTAAAGAAGAAGCTCTTAAATATAAAAATAAAATTGATTTTACTAAAGGTTCACCAGGTGCAATAGCTGCAGCATATAAATATGGATGGATCGATGAAATATGTAAAGATTATGATAAGGTTATAAGAGATTTCTATTGGACTAAAGAAAGATGTAGAGAAGAAGCACTAAAATATGATAAACGTTATAAATTCAAATTAGGATCTAGGGGTGCACAAAGTTCAGCATATAAAAATGGTTGGCTGGATGAAATATGTGCACATATGGATAAACAAACTAATCCTGCCGGTTCTTGGACAAAAGAAAGATGTAGAGAAGAAGCACTTAAATACAATAACTTAAATGATTTTAAAACAAGTGCTGGTGGTGCGGCAGCAGCGGCACAAAGAAATGGCTGGATAGATGAAATATGTAGTCATATGGAAATACGAGATATAAAACCTAGAGGATATTGGACAAAAGAAAGATGTAGAGAAGAAGCACTTAAATATAATACCAGAAGTAGTTATATTAAAGGATCTCCTTCTGGACAAGTAGCTGGTAGAAATGGTTGGATGGATGAAATATGTTCACACATGATAGTTAAAAAAAGACCAGTTGGGTATTGGACAAAAGAAAGATGTCAAGAAGAGGCACTTAAATATAATACTAGAAATGATTTTATTAAAGGATGTAGTGGAGCACAGGTTGCACAGAAACTCGGTTGGATGGATGAAATATGTAGTCATATGATCAAAAAATAA